ATTACATCTAACATCAGGACTTGCAATTTACTTATAATATGGTATAATAACATTGTTCCTGAGGGAGCACAAATAAAGAAGAAGAGAAACTTCGCAAACCAGAAAGGAAGTAAAATAATGAAAATCACTATTGAATTTACATTTGACCAGTACGATTTTGAAAATGCCGTGGAAATCTATAGCCATCAGTATAACTTCTCTTTAGATGAGTTGAGTAGAGATAATGCAGTTATGGCTTGCCTTGAAGCCAAAGGATTAGATTACCTTACTTATGGTTCTCAGTTGACAGATGAGTGCCGTGATTATCTGGTACAGGAGTTTGGTAAGGCATATATCAAATATATCACCGATGAAGTTTGGAAAGCCCTCTAATGGGCTTCCCGCCTTCAGGCGGTATTTTTATTTTCAAATATTAGATGTATCACATCTAAATCTATTTCTTGCATATTTCCCAAAACATGATATACTATATTCATGAAGTGAAGGAATAACACTATAAAACCAGAAAGGCAACTAATATGAATGTATTGGTACTGGATACAGAAACTACTTCTCTGGATAAACCCTTTTGCTATGACTGCTCGTGGGTAATTATGAATACTGAGTCTGGCGAATTGATTGACTTATCCGCCAATGTTATTGAACAGGTATGGCACAATCTTCCTTTGTTTGAATCCTCCTACTATAAAGAAAAGCGCCCCAAATATATCACCATGATGCGTAATCATTCCGCTTGTATGGATAAATGGGGCTATGTTATGAAGAAATTAGCAAGAGTCATTCGGCAGTATAATATCACTGATGTTTATGCATACAATAGCGATTTCGATGATAAAGTAATTGCTTTTAATTGTGACTGGTATAAGTGCAATAATCCTCTTGAAACTGTAGCTATCCATGACATTTGGGGATATGCAAGTGCTTATGTAACGGGCACAGAAGCATATAAAGCATTTTGTGAAACGCATTCTCGTTTCACTGATACTGGCAACTATAAAGGTAGTGCAGAAGTAGTATACCAGTATCTTACAAACAACCCCGATTTTATTGAAGAACATATGGGCTTGTTTGACAGCGAAATTGAAGCGCAAATCCTGCTTGCTTGCGTGCAAATGGGTGCTTACTGGGGCGAAGATTTAAAAGTGAATAAAATTCTCCCCAGAATGCAAGAGACTCCTTTTACTGTGAAAGTCAACGGCAAAGAATTGTATCAGGGAAAATATGTTAAGAAATATGTACGTAATGGTACTTATTCCTTCACGACTCTATAACATACGGGCGCATCTGCGCCCGAACCCTATTAGATGTAATACATCTAACACAAACACTTGCATTTTTCTGAGTTTTGAGTATAATAATAATTGTCAGAGGGAGCGAGGGACGGAAACAAAGTCCATGGAAACAGCAACCTACGCTTCAACAAGATTTAGACTCCTTTGGATGAAGAGCTAAAAAACCTCTTGACAAACCCCAAAATCAGTGATATAATAATCACGAAAGATGAAGAGAAGGAAAACTCTTAAAAAACCAGAAAGGAAACTATCGCTATGAAGAACACCACCTACGCCACCGTTTACTCCTTCCTGACTGCTAATGGTTTCGACAACGCCGAGATTCTCGCTGAGTTCGAGAAGGAAATCAACCGCAACGCCGAAGCGAAGCAGGCAAAGGAAACCATGTACGCCGAAGCGAAGCCCGTTGTTCTGGGCGCGATGGATGCTCCTGCCACGATTACCGAGATTTTTGAAGCGGTCGATGGCGAACTGCCCAAGGGCTTCACGAAGGGCAATCTGCAGTATGCAGTAACTCGTCTGTGGAAGGACGAGATTGAAAAGATTGAGGGCAAGGTTAACACCTATGTCCGCAAGGCGTAATCCCCTTCTATTCGGTGGCAACGCAAAGTAGTTGCAAACTGGCTTAAGCCAGTGCTTAAAGAGTGCCCGAGCAAGCGTGGCACCGCCGAAATACCCTCCCTTATGGGAGGGTTCCTTTTATTCCAAATTATTAGATGTATTACATCTAATTACCAATGTTGACATTCTCCCATAATATGATATAATAACATTGTTCCAAAGGGAACGGAAAGGAAGAAAACGAAATGGATATGAAAATGAAAGTCTATACAATCAGTTTCGATAACTACCACGGCGAAACTTATGAAGAACACTATTTTCAAATGAAACATGCACTCGCTCGTTTCCTTGAGTTGCGAGATGAAGGCAAGACGAAAGATGAATTTGAGTTTTGCCAGAACTCTTTTTCGTTCTTTGATGCTGGCTATAACGAATACTCAACCTATATTACTTTGACTGATAGCACTCTAAAAGATTTGTTTATGGATGAAGTAGAAACGGAAAGGATGGATTGAGAATGATTACTGAATGGCCGAAAATGAATGAAATATCTGAAAATCAAATTATTCAAACTGTTGCTAAGTATTTTAGAAACACGGATGGAACTGAATTAGACCAAGAAGATAAACAGCAGATTAAGAAGCTTTATAATGAAAACCCTTTAATGCTTCAAATTATCTGTTTCGCTTTTTTCACTGATGGATATGAATCATTTTAAGTAATAGAAAGGATGGATTGAAAATGAAAGTCTACTCTGTTGAATGTATTAGTGGCGAAATAGGAGGGCCTTACGGTATTTTTTCTACTATGAATCTTGCCATAAGCGAAATAATTCACCATAATTATTTCCGCACTGACATTCCTGATATTGAGAAGGGTGACGGCGAAGCACAAGTTATTTATGAAGGCAACGATGATTATAACTATACAGAATATTATATTAGAGAATATGAATTGAATAAATGGGAGGAGAATTAAGAATGAGTTGGTGGCTTCTGGTATTGGTAGGTTTATGTATAATCAATTGGACTATTACAATTAATGATACTAAAATTGATGTATCCTTTTTTCTTCGGCTTATTACTTTTATCTGTTGCTGTATTTGGGGATAAGGGGAAGGGTAGAATAAAATGTATAAGATTGGACAAAAAGTTCAAATAATCGACTCAGTTAGACCTATCACAGGATATATTGTAAAAATGGAAATTGACCCTCCTGAAGAAGCAGATGTCGCTTCTGAGACCGAAGATTGGATTATGTATACTATCAGAGTATATAGGCGCTTTTATCGTGACGGTTATACTGACTATGGCCGCACAGAAAGGGAGATTAAAGATGCCGAATAACTAAGTATAAGAAAACACTCCCTCTGAGGGAGCGTTTTTATTTTTATAATTATTAGATGTACTACATCTAAAGTATGATGTTGACTTTTCCTATAATTCTGATATAATAAGATTGTTCCAAGAGGAACGGGAAGGATGGATTGAAAATGTTCTATGGTAATCATTTCCGCGGATTGTGGAAATATGTCTGGTTTCGTCTGATAGTTACTCACCTTGTCAATGCGATTGCGAATTGGGCAACTCGTCATGGTATCCCCTTTTATGTTTCCACTTGGTATAATATTAACGATGGCTTTACCCCTGATAATATTGAAAGAATGAGCAAGCAATATCTTGAATGGGCAAGGAGAGATGAAAATGCAGACGATTAAGAATTGGTTTGGAATCGAAACCCCTTATCGCTTTGAATGGAATGATGTTCGTTGCGGTATTACCATTCTAAACGTTGTTCTGATTATGCTCTTCGGCTTGCAAGTATCATGGTTCGGTCTTGCTATTGCGGTTTTTGGCGTATGCAAAGACCTTTCTCAGCATCGACATATCAATGATGTTATGATGCATCTTTCAAGTGTAGCACTTAACGTTTACTTCTTAATTCTTCTCTACAGATAGGCAAATTGCCTATCTTTCTAAGTTAGATGTATTACATCTAATAAACAAATGCCTTGCTTACCGCAAGGCATTTTTTACTTTATCCCAAAATGATGGTACTTCAATATAGAAATCAGATATGTCAACTTTATAGTACGGCACCCTCAAACCATTCTGTTCTTTCAGATACCACAATTCTGTCTGATAAAAGGGGTCATTCTCCCACATCCAGACCGTCTTTCCAACTTCATGAAAAGCACCAAGAATGTTGTTATTGGAAAGTGAGCTATCAAACTCCTCTGCTCCAATAATAACTTCTTTAGTCCAAGGGCAATAAAGAATGATACGCTTTTTCCTAATCTTTTTCACGTTCCTGCCACCTTTCTAAATGCCGTTTTCCAAGCAATTCTCAACATATCATGACTATCACACCATTCGGCTTTTCCATTATAATGTACCAACTTTGAAGCATCAATTTGATTATATGCCTTACGTGCCACATCATATGCGGCAACTACATTTAGAACCCGTTTCCGCAGGGCTTCTGCTTCTTTCAATTCAATGTTCTTGTCTACCCCGTCAGGCAACATATTAGCGCACCCTTCGTGTTCCATGATGCGCCGACAAAGGCTAATCATTGTATCTCTATGGTCGCGCAGTTCCTGTCCAAGACTACTCAACTGTAAATCTTCGTAACTCAGCGCAGAGGATTCTTCTTTCTTCTTTCTAAACATACTCTCAATCTCCTTTCTTGGTACGGTTATATTATAGCATAAATATGGAAAAGATCAAGTGCCGCTTTTAGATGTAATACATCTAACTCTAATAAGGGGAGCAAAACTCCCCTTCTTCTTAATATCCTAAGTCATAGCGTCCGTCCGCATAATGCCCATATACCCAATATTTCTTATACTCCTTATCGAGCCAAGAAGCATAACCACAACCTTTCAAGTCAGACTTAAAGTTTGCTTCAGTAAATTCATCGCCGTCTGCCCAATACGCACCCTGCCGGAAAACTTTCCAGACCTCTTCCGGCACAATACTATGACGGTCATAATCCTTATAGCGAGCAATCACGGTAGGCGGCACTTCTTCATAGTCTGCATCATTATCCCAATAATACAACGCCATTCCCTCATCAATGGAATCTACGTACTGCTTTACCAGTTCCGCTTCTTTATCATCTACAAACTTATATACCTCAAACCAATAAGTTGGATGATTCTTTTTATACCACTCTTCCCAATCATCTACCAGAAACATCGGTTCACGATCAGCATCGCATTCATACTGGTCACCAAGTTCTTCGCACTTTACAATCAGATACTTCGTCATTTTCTTATTCTCCCTTCTTTACAAATCCCTTACGAATCCATCCGAAAACATACAGTGCCCCAAGCCAAAACCAAATGGAAAAGACAGGCCAACTAAATGTCTTTGCAAGTACATTATAAACCATCATTACAACCCAAGCCATTCCAAGGCTAATACCAAATCCAAGACAGATACCAACAATTACGACCAAAATAGTCAGGAGCACCGCAACGAAAGTCGGTACATAGCCATCCAGAGCTTCAAAGCAGTTCATAATCTTTTCCCACATACTACCATTTCCTTTCTGGTTTCTCAGTGTTTTCCTTCACTTCATGGTCATATTATAACAGATTTAAAAAGAAAGTCAAGCGATACTTTTAGATGTATTACATCTAAGTTCATAAAGAAGGCTTACGCCTTCTTCTCCGCAATTACTTTAAAAATAGCAGGATTACTAAACGCTTCACACAGTTTATAATAGGTAGTTTCATTCACATAAAACCATTCATTGGCGTTCTGCGCTTTAGCATAAGCATATTTTTCTAAATATTGATGACAAAAACGTTCTGCTCTATCCGACTTCGTAGTTTCATAATATCCACCAATATACAGCATAGGATTATATGTAGCATAAGAAGAGACACGAGAATAAAGATTCTTTGCTCTTCCAACCTTAATCAAATAATATTTCTCGCCAATGGGGTTGATTCCAATCATTCCAAGAAAGTATACTCCTTCTGTGCAGGGCAATTCATCTGGTTTGGCACAATTGATTTCCAGCGTAGGGATTTCATCTTTTACTATTTCATCTTTTTTATGTACTCCCATTTTATCATATGTATAATGAAATTCCAAACCATATCTCGCATTTGCACTCAAAGGTGCGCGAAAATCACGATAAACGCAGTCTAATGCGGCTTCAGAAATATTTCCGTCCTCATCTGAAAAGAACCCAACCATATCATTCCAGTGATATGTAGCAATACGTTCTTCAATTTCCTGTTCATACTTATACATTCTTTCTGCTCTCCCTTCACTTCATGTCTGTATTATACCAGAAATACAGGAAAAGTCAATCTCTCAAATTAGATGTTGCACATCTAAATTTCCCACTTGACAAATCAAACGTTCGTGTGCTTCCGAACATTCCACCCCAAATTTCCACTAATGTTTAATACTTGACAAGCTGGAAAAGCTGGAACTTCCGTCGGCGCCCCGAGATTATGCGCCACAAGCTGCAAGCTGGAAACCTCATACGAGCTGGAACCTCGCAAAATTAGATCCACCGATTTTTGGCCCGCGGTAAGCTGCGATATTCGGTGAGCTGCAGGGAACAGCGCGACCCGCCGCAAGCTGGAATTCCGTCGTCGTGAAAATTCGAGGCTCCGCCTGGAAAGGAAATTTATTACGAATCAAACATTTGACTTTCGCGCAAATTTCGTGTATAATTATTATAGAAAAAGAGAAAAGGAGCTGGTAATTATGGTCACGAGAACGTATTACTTCCCACGCAATCAGATCGGCCGCTACCTCATCAATTACATCTATGAGCGCATTGGCTGCTCTATCGGTAACATCAAATGCCACAACGAAACGCTGGCGGTGCCTATGACTTTCGCCGCGAAAGATGAAACTCAGGTAATCAAAATTTTGGAACGATATGACCTCGCCTAATACTTGACTTTTTCAAAATTTTCTGCTATAATATAAGTGTTCCAAGGGAACAAGAATAAAAAATTGTGCAGGCTGGTCTGCCGTAACTAAACCAGAGAAAAAGGAGTAAAGAATGAATATCAACGAAGTAAAGAATGTAATCATGAGTATCGAAGGCGCCACCATGGCTCGTCAGAACAAGACCAACTTTATCGTTATCCCGACTGATGAAGGATGCGTCAAGATTGCAGTGCAGACTGCGCTGTCCAAGGACACCAAGAACCACAATGCTTTTAATTACGATGCTGCCGTAGCCGAGTACAAGGCTTGGGAAGCTGAAGGTGCTCTCCGTGCCGCTGAGCGTGCCGCAAAGCCCAAGGTTGTAAAGGGCCCGAACCCCGAAGCTCAGGCCAAGCGCGATGAGCTGGATGCCAAGATCACTGCGCTGCCTGCTTTCACCGAGTATACTGCGACTGACATTTTCAATGCGCTGGCTGGCCAGCTGCCTGCGAATGTGCTGGTTATGCAGATCGGTTCCGCCGCTAAGCGTCTTGTAAAGGCTGGTGTGCTGACCGTTTCCACTAAGGACGGCGACAAGAAGTCCTATTACACTAAGGCTTAATTCATTTTCTCGGGACTGCGCGAGCAGTCCTTTTTTTAATACGCCGGCTGTATACAGTATACATATTTGACTTTTTTCCAAAATTACGGTATAATTTTTACAGAAAGAAAGAGAGGAGCTGGAAAGATGGAGTATTACGCGCTGGACTATGTAAACCCTGTATGTAACGAGTGTGAGCTGGTATATGATGACCAGCTGTATGCGAGCTGGATGGAAGCCTACGAGGCTGCGCAGGCCACGGGGCGGCCTGACCTGTTCGATATTACAATGTATCGGTACATTGATTTGCTTGAGGTTTATAACGCAAGCAAGCTGGAGATTAAGGATATGAGGGTAGTGGCGACATATGAATAAAAATAAAAGGGGTAGGCGCAATGCCTACCCCTAATATTTTTTCAAAATTCACTACGATTTTTATACCACCTTTTCAGGCTCACTTTAGAATCTGTTAAGTCAACCATCCAGAAAATATCTGTCTCTTTTAAATTGGATACATATTTATCAAAGTCAAATACTTGACAAGCTGCAGATGGCATTTGCTTATGCAGCATATCTATTTCATTGGCTCCAGAGATCATCCATAAACCGCAATGCGGTTCATAAATAAATCCAATTACTGGAAAATTATTTGCTGTCAAATTATTAAACAAAGCCAAGATATTTTCTTCTACCTATTGTATAGTCTAGTTCTTATAGGTTGTAGTTAATATGCGCTTATACATCATTCTTATCATCTCCTGTAATTCTATATTGTATACGATGCGCCGCACCATAGCGGCGCTTTTCTATTCTATCAGGATAAGCTGCGGTTAAAGCAGCTAAGGTTTTAATACGTTTAGGTGTTACATCAGTTGTATATAATGGATACTTATCTAGCAGCCCTTTCATCTCATCAATTGTATGCCATTCACTATAAATAGCTGGAAATCCATGCTACACAAAAGACACTAGGCCGCGTGCACTTTCTAATAAGTACTGACGCTCTGGTGAAAACCTCGCGCGCAAAAACTGGTGAACATCTTCATAATCATCAGAGTTACAAATCCAGTCCTAATAGGTCTAATCAAATACATTGACGCTGCGGCCAAGCACGCCAGTAGTGATAACGAAATCATACTTCGCAGGTACTAGACCATTTTTAACAATTTCTTTCTCTACTTCTTTCTTTTCTGATGTATACAGATCCGCATAAGTCTAGTTATTCTCTGACCATAGTACTATAGGATGAAAACCCCATGGCCGCAAAACAGCTTCAAGTGCGAGTGCATCATGCACAAACTTAGTATAGCACCAGTACTTACGGCCATCATGCTGAAACATTCCGTCCTTTGCAGCTGCAATTACATTTTGAATCCACTCAGTGTGTTTTGCCACATAACGAGCCTCAATCTCTCCCGAAATTATATAGTTAATATAAGATTCAAAAAGTAAAGCTGCACATTCTGGAGTAGCGGAAACCGCAATTAACGTAATCTACCCCGGGTCTAGAATTATAGTTTTAATTTGGTATATAAAATTTACCACAGACTTGGGATTGCCTTTCCTTAAAATATCCGCCAGTAGTTCTGGTGAGAAATCTGGTAGCATTTTACGCAGTTTCTCAATTTCAGAATTATAAAACTACTTGATATCATCAAACTCATCCCAGACTATCAGGTCAATATCCTCTAACCACTCCGTCCCCTCATTACGCAGCAAGGCGGCGAAAGTCTAGTAACACATAACATGTACATAATTCTCATCCTCTTCGGTAGTCCAAATACCTTTGCGGCGATGGTCAAACCAACCATTGTAATTATTATCGGCAAAAACTTTTGCCTTATCAGGATGTAATTCTGCTATCATTTGACGGGTAGGCTTATTCTAAATTAAGTACAAAACATGCTTTCGTTCTCGCGCGAAGGCTAATATACGTTCATCAAACATAAAAGTAGTTTTCCCGGAACCTATTGGCGCCTTTATTATATTAAATGCGCCAGGACTAATCTTGGATAAATCATCATCCGTAATTATCTATGATAAATAAGTTGACAATACTTCTCACCTCTATTTTATTATATCATAAATTTAAGTGGTAGTCAAATTGTTGCAGCTGACTAATCCTGCTATTATATATGTAACTAAGCTAGTAAAGAACTATCATATTTTCTCCTAAAAAATTATTTTTGTGGTACATTTTCGGTGGTATTTTTTTACTACCCGAAAAGGGTATATTTATATAAGGGGGGAAAAATACCACCACTTTTTTTTACTACAAAAAATTTTGTCAAATACTTGACTTTTCTCAATTTATATGATATAATAAAAAAGAAAAAGAGAAAATAAGAAAAATATTTGACAATTACGAAAATTTGGCGCACACTCATCTAAACGACCCCTTCCCTCGTGAAAATTCCCTGACACCCCTAAATTTTTAGTATTCCGCCCCTCCCACTGTACCAGAAAATTTCGCAATTTCATTTCTTTTTCTTCTCTTTTATTTCGTACCGAGATGTACGTAGCGAAAACCCAAAACTTAGTGCCATTTAGGTACAAATCTATCGAGGTGATAGTATGTCTTTATAGAGTATCTTGTTAGATTTGAATGCTAACGATGGCCCTAATATCCCATAGCGCACGTTGGCTGTTTATTGCGGCATCACACAGCCGCAACTTAATTAGTTTATGAAGACCGGAAGCGGCATTAGTGAGGAGAAGCAAGCGTAGGTCAGGAAAGGATTGGAGGAGTTGGCGCTTGAAATCTATAGAACAGTTAAAGAGGAGTAATTTCATTATGAATACAAAGCCTATTAGTCTATGTGTTTTTAGTTATAGAAAATCCTATTACCTAACCCACCCGCTTTGCTTTGTGAAGGAACTATGGATTGGCGCGAAGAATGCATGGCACCGAATGAGATACGGATGGGCGTGGGTTGATCTATGGAATATGGATATGTACCTTTGCGAATTGGTGCCTTCAATGTTGAGAGAGCTTGCAGACCGAGCGTGCGGCTATCCGGAGTCGGAGGAGTGTCCCAATATGGAAACATATAGGGAGTATCTGCGCGAGTTCGCTAAGTTATGGGAGTATGCGCATTCGGAGGACGAGTCTGTTCCTGCATTGGTGGAAGAATTGCATAGTGAGTATGCACAGGTGGAAAGGCTATTCGCGCGAGCCCGCATTGCGCTAATGGGAACGAACGCGGATACGTGGAAAGAAGCGCTTACGCGCTTTGTATATACAGAACTCGGAGCCTTAGCCGCAAGAGGCTGGCTCTGGGATTAACCTGAATCTGGGGGCAAACATTTATCTACCTCCTTGGTACCCTATCGAAAGATAGGGTACTTTTATTTGACATTGGATAAAAATTGGAGTATAATAAAGGTAGAAAAGGAGGTAAGTAGGTATGATGATTGCGAAGTTGAAGTTAAGAGACGATGGCGTATGGTATTGCAGCGAATGTAGGGTGAGACAACCTTGCTTGCGCGAAACCTGTATATTTTGTGATAGCGTTTTTACTAACTATGAGGAAATGCTTACTGGGCGGCCGAGCCTGCCTATTGAGGATGAAGATACTGATACTTCAGTATCTGAGGAGTTTAGAGCGGCATTGCGGCAGCTTTAGGGAGAAGTAAAATAATAGGAGGACATAGAATGACGATTGGCGGTTGGGTTATATGTATTTTGCTAAGTATAGTTGCAGTAGTTGGCGCAGGAGCAATATGGGCGCTTACGGAAAAGAAAGCACTTTCGATTATGGTGGGTATTATACTAGTAGTGCTAATATTTGGCGCAGGATTCTGGTACTATGGAAGTACTGCGGCGGGAAGTCGCGCATTGACGGATCAGCGCGCGAACCTTTCTAATGGACTTGAACGCACCGTAACTATTTATACGGCAGATGGAAGAGTGTTGGCGCAGTACGAAGGCCGCATTGATATTGAGCAGAACGATGGCGGCTATGTTAAGTTTGATTTTGATGGAAAGCGCTATATTTACTACAATTGCTTTGTTGAGAGTATTGCGGATTTGAGGTAACGAAATGAACGGAAAGGTTTTGGGAAAGATAGATAGTGTACGGTTTGGCTTTGTGCGCGATTACCCCTTTCTATTTGGACTACAACTAACTTTTAGTCTTAGTGATGGTACTGGTGTTGGCACTGGTAGCAGGTATACTGTTAATATATCAGATGAGTGCAGGTGGGATACGCCTGACGAGCGCGAAAAGGCTATTACGGAATTGGTAGATGAAATTGCTAGTATTATGAAGGATGCGAAAGTAGATTACGTTAGTGAATTGAAGAACAAGCCCGTTGAAGTTACTATTGAGGGGAATATGTTCGCGCGGTTTAGGATTCTTACGGAAGTGCTATGATTTGACAATTGAATAATTTTGTGGTATAATATGGGTAGACAGGGAAGGTCTACCCTTTTTATATAGTTTTTTATATATTTTTTATAGTAAAAACAAAATAAAAAAATCGAAGAAAATATCTAAGTTGAATTATAATCTTACTACTAATCATATGGAGGTGATAAAATGCACGAAGTCGAGGCGCTAAAACGTTTACGCGATTTTGGATTTTCTATTCCGCTGCTTGCGCGCGAATGTCATTGTTCGCCAGCGGCAATAATAAAATATATATCGGGACAAGGACTTCCAAATGGTAGTAAGACTATGGCAATAAGAGATGGCTTGACACATATTCTACAGACGATTGAAGCAATTGTAAAGGAGTGACACTAAATGACACTATACCCAGTTTTTTCTAGAAAACTGACTCGTAAGTTAGAACGGCGTGGTTTCGTGGTAGTAAAAATCGCGCCAAATCGCCGCTATCCTAATCTAAATGTTTATTACTTTGAAGAAACAGTAGAATTACGGAAGGCGGTAGAGGAACTAACAGCACAATAATAAAATAACACAAAACACGGGGTGAAACTCAATGAACTTTGATAATCAAAAGCGATTAGAAATCTCTGCGGCGGAAGCAAGTTATTTTCACAACCAACCCGGAGAAACAGACTTTTTACATTCTTTATCTTGGGATAAATTATATCCTATATTTAGAGAACTTAGCGGAAACGAATTGAAAGTATGGTTATACTGTTATAAATGGGCAAATAATGGATACGTATGGTATTCTCCAGCAACGCTTACAAAGGATTTTGGACTGAGTGAGAGTACTGGACAAAGAGCTTTCAAACGATTAGAACAATTGGGTTATATAGTTCAAGAAGTTGGAAAGAAAAATCTTTATACCTTTCATCCAAACGGCCCGCGAATGTAGTCAAAATGATAGCATTCAAAATGACTACATAAAATCATCATTGCTGTCATTTTGACTACATAGAAAGCATTCAAAATGACTACATAGAAAGTCATTTTGACTACATAGGACATTCATTTTGACTACAGTAAAAAATATATATAAATATATAAGAAAGATATAAATAAAAAATATATGGCGGCACGCGTGCCACTGACGTGGCACTCTGCCGCGGAAGGAAATAAAAATGAACGAAAAAATAACAATTGAAGTTAACCAATACGTATTTGATAAACTTCTCGAATATCAAAGGGAAACTAAATCAGATGACATTGAAGAAGCTATTATAAAAGCTATCTGCATGGCTCACTATTTAAAAGATAATGTAACTTAATTTAACAATATAATGCGACATTCTGCCGCAGAGGAGTATAAAATGAAACTATTACACACAATAAAATCAATCCTACACGAACTTATTTATCGGCGCCATATTGTTAAAAAAAGATATGGCATGACCGCGAAAGGTCAATGCATTGCACAATATCTAATAGACAAATATATCAATAGCACCAAACCAGATAATTATATCGAAGCATATGAAACTATCATACAAGATAAGGTAAATCAATGGCGCGAGAATGGTGAAGTATGTATTTGGTTTCTTCCAAAAAATACTATCCCCATCAATACTCCAGAAGAAGAACTATTAGCTCTTGCCGCGATACAGATTCTAACGGTTCTGCTTTCAACCGCTTCCAAAGAAGAACAGCGCTTTTACTGCGACCAAATCAAAGATGATTTTTCCAGAAATATGATTTCTCAGGCACTAGAAAAAGGACGTATTTATAATAAGGAGGCTTTAAAATGCTAACCCATCTAACCGAACCCACTAACATCAAGACTAACCTACTCAAGAAACCAGACCATTACGAATGTCCCGAATGCCTTATTCACTTTGCGGCGGCGCCTAAGTTTTGTTGGTTCTGCGGCGTTAGATTTACCAACCTTCCCGAGTGCACAGAGGTATTCGCGCGCGAGGAGGATTGTAAATGAAATACTATACGCGCGATATAGCACTTGATATAATACGTCAGCACTGTCCTCATCAATTTGGCTTTGAATATGCTTTCGCGCAATCTTCTATGCTCGTTATCCGCGACTTAATGAACTGTATTGATAATAATAAACCAACACATAGATTTATCTATACTGAGCAGCTTGACTTCCTCGATGGCAATGGGTTTAAAGTAGAAGGAAACAACGCTGATGGATATGCTATTACACTTGCATAAGGAGATATTCCAATGGTAGGTTACTTAGATCGTCCAATGTTACTTAAATACCTTAAGCGCCATTGCCTTACCACCGTAGGTTTCGAACAAGCTTTCGCGCGCGTAAGCACGGAAGTACTTTCTAGTCTTTTTTATATGATAGAAAAACATGCCTCTATGTCTATTCCAAATTATGAAGAATATGTCGATTTCCTTGATGGCAATGGTTTTTCTGTAAAAAAATACAAAGATGGTTGGTATAGTCTTACATACTTATACGAAGAGGAACAGCAATGAGTTTAACAAATTGGAAATCAGAATGTTTAACTATGCTTAAATTACATATTCCCGATACTTTTGGCTTTGATGAAGCATTTTCTGACATAGCAGAAGACTTTTTACTAGGACTTGCTAGTATGATTATAAATCCAGAAATGCATAAAGGTATATATATTAAATCATATATTGAAACGGTAGATTTCTTGGATGGCAATGGCTTTAAGGTTGAAGGCAACGATAAGTATGGTTACACAATCACACTTCTAAATACTTGACATACTCTCAAAATTATGCTATACTATTTACATAAAGGAGATGAGTTTAAATGGCATCAGGACAACAGCAACTTACGATTGATGAAATTAGGATTCAAAACGCACAAGAGGAAGGCGCAGAGCGTGCCTTCAAGGCTCTGCGCGAAATCTATGATATGCGCAAAGCAGACCGCGACTTTCTATTTGGAACTGCCAACTTCAATACAATTTGTAATACGCCGCCTGCGTTTATCTTCGATAAGATGGAAAAGCGTACTGAACTTCTCGCACTACGCGTACACGCAGGTGATGTAATTCGAGAGCCGAACGACCGCGAGTGGATTATTACATTCGTAGACGATGATGAGATTACTTTCGACGCAGTATGCACTAGCTTGGGTAAGAACTATGGTCGCACTATATCAAACGTAACTCTCAATGATATTGAGGCTACGCGCACGGATGAAATTATGTCATCCTATACAATAAAAAGAGAGGAGTATGCTTGGGAATGAATATGCCACGCACTCTTGAAGAACTCGCGCAGATGCTTGCTGCGCGGGACGGTATCACTTATGAGGAAGAGCTTGCCGCAATTCACTTTGCGGCCGCAGAGATGGAAACTGCGTTCTATAATGGAGATTTGACTCTTGCAGAGGACATTCTAAGAACGGATTTGTCGCTAGAGCCGGATTATCTTGATTTATTTATCTACTAAGTAAAGGAGTATATTATAATGGATAAAACCTCACTAGGCGACCGTATGAAAGCCTATGAAAATATCGAGCGGAGATACCTTACTCGGCGCGAACCCCTCATTGTTCGACTGGACGGAGTACATTTTCATAGCTTCACCAAAGGATTCGATCGCCCATTCGACATAAGCTTTCTTACCTGTATGCGCAACATGATGCTGCGCCTATGCGAAAATATTATGGGCGCCAAGCTTGCTTATACGCAGTCGGATGAAATCACTATCCTCATCACTGATGACGATACCATTGAAACCGATGCTTGGTTTGGGAAAAATCTACAGAAAATTGTAAGCGTTTCCGCCGCGATGGCTACTAACTTCTTCAATAACGAAGTAGCGAAAGTGGTGTATGAAGGTCATGCTTCTCAAGGTCTGAATCGCGCCTATGAACATGAGCGCCTTGCTCTCTTCGATTCGCGCGCTTTCATCGTGCCGCGCGAGGAAGTTCTTAACGCTTTTGAATATAGGCAGCAGGATTGTACGCGCAATTCTATCCAGTCTGTAGGCCAAGCTTATTTTTCTAATAAAGAACTCGACCACAAATCTTGTAACGATATTCAAAATATGCTTTTTACACAGGCAGGTATTAATTGGAATAACTATCCATTGGGTCTCAAACGTGGTGTTTGCGCGAAACGAGAACCAACTCTAGTGGATGGAAATGTTTCTCGTATGAAATGGGAACTGCATGAGAATATTCCAATTTTTCATGAGCATCCAAATTACATCAACGATATTGTATATCATAAGGAGAAATAATAATGACTGATTATATTATCAATCCTTCTACTTTCTATTGGTTTAATGTATTTAATAGCCTAAAAGATTTTACTACTATACTTGCGTGCTTTAGCGGCGTAGGTACTGTTGTATGCGCCTTTATATGGATTTATAACTATACTGAATGGATAGAGTATGAGTGCGAGCGCTATAAGGAATACGCGCGCATTAGCAGACGCGCAACGATAGGTCTGGGCATTGTAACCTTTATTTCAATTATTGCCGCTATTTTCCTTCCAAATAAGGAAACTAGTGTTGAAATACTAGTCGCGCGAACCCTAACACACGATAACGTTAACTGGACTATAGCCCAGATTAAGGAAATCGTTGACTATGTTGTTAAAAATCTTGGGAGGTAAAGTATGATAGTTAGTATTGCTGTTGCCGCGGCAGCCCTTATTGTAGGTATTATCACTGCTGTTGTGAAACGGGACGGCTCGTATGTTGGAAAAGGTTGCCTTGTAGCTCTATGGGCCGGAATATTCCTCCTCATATCTGCGCTTTGGAGCGAAGCTATTCCTATTGACAAGTGTGAGTATAGTACAACCGATACTCCCATAATCTCATTGCGCACTGATGCCGCCGCAGACGGCGCATTTTTCCTAGGCACCGGGCGCGTAGATAATGACATCTACTATTACTATATGGCAGAAACCGATGCGGGCTACCAGATGAACAAGGTGCGCGCAAGCCGTGTTTATGTGCGCGAAAGCAATGAAGTGCCGCCACATCTTTCTGTTATGAGATGTACTGGCTTCATACACTGGTATGATTATCTTCTAAACGTGCCGGGCAACGTAGTCCAAATAGTGCTATATGTGCCTGAAAATACTATCTACCAGCACTTTGAAATCAAATGACGAAGTTTATTATTGACATTTATAATAAATACGACCCAATAGACAAGGCGGCTTCCCGTCTTGTCTTTTCGCATAATGATTAGTGGTGGGCAATTAAGGAGTTTTAGTATGAGGACGAGTAGTTGCGGCGGCCGATCCGTATAGAAGAGCCCGAGAATATTAACGAGTAGTTCTTTCTTTATGATACATATGCTGATGCTTATAATTTTGTGAAAAAAATTCGTGGTCTTGGATAAAATGATGAAGTTTATCTTGGCTTTTGATACATATTATATGAAGTAAAATTCTATCAAGGAGGAATATTACCATGGAAAACAAATTCTTTCTCCATCGTATTCGTAAAGATGGAGGCACTTATAATACAGGAATCGAAGTACATGATACTCTCGACTCCGCAATCTAGTCCTTTCATGCACAAATGAAAATGGCATACAATAACCCAAGTTATCCTAATATGACTTTTGTATCATGTATGGTAACAAATGAGAAAGACGAAGTAGTTGGGAAATACAATGAAACTTGGTCTAAAGGAAATATATCTGATTTCTTTGTTCACTCTATTCGTCATGATGGAGACACTTATACAAAAGGAATTGAAGTACAACCTGTATATAGTGCGGCTTGCCGCTCTTATCATACTCAACTTGAGTTTGGTTATGGCAATACTAAATTTCCAAATGTAACATTCGTTGCTAGTAAAATTACTGGCGGCAGCGGCATTATACATAAGTCAGAATCTTGGACAAAAGAATAATATATGGCGGCAGAAATGCCGCCTCTTTTTTTATTTGACTTTTGTCTAAATTTATACTATAATATGTATATAGAAAGGAGTAGATTATGAATACAACAGTTCTTAAGGCCGCTACAATTCTAAGTGATTGGCAGTGGCGAAAAATGGACCCTCAAGACCTAGAGAACTATATACGTCAAGATTTGGCGCAACAACTTGTTGATTTCATTATCAATGAGGATTTGATTAAGGTACATATGGATAGAGATTTATCTACTAATACCGTTACTATGCGAACACAACTTAAAATTATTCAGGAGTAATAATATTGGATGGTGAAAAATATAATGTTTAATGGTGATGAAATTTTTGGAACCCGTAATAAAGATGGAACATGGGACTTAGAAATAACAGGACTAGACTCTAATTCAGATGGCAACTCATATGAGCAAATACTTACTATAAGAGGCGCCAGTATTGAAATAGAAATGTCAACATTCGAGTCACCGAATGTTAATGTAAAGGCTGGTGATACAGTACAAGCAGAACGACACAGGTTCTTTTAATATAAGGAGGCGCAATTGAAATGGAAGATAATAGAATATGTTGTCAAAGTGTACAGGATATATTAGCAACACTAGGAACACCAGTAAACAAGTCCTTTCTTACAATAGATACGTCTGCCCTTACAGTTAATCCAACGGTCATTGCCACTACTAATTGTAACCCATGGGAACAATTGATAGAAGATAAATTAAAAGAATATTGTAGCTCTACCGATAAGCATTTGGATGACTTAGAGGAAGATATTGATTTTCTAAATGAGATGCGTAAGGAAATGAATAACACGGTAGCTTATCATGATGATATGATTGGTCAATACAAGTCCGATATAGCGTTTCTTAAAGATGAGAATGCTCTATTACACGGTCTATTAAATAATTTACAAAATCAAATTTATGAGCTATAGGAAAGACTTGACAACCAATAAAAATTATAGTATAATAAAAGAAAAAAGGAGATAAAAAAATGAAGGGTATTAAGATGTCAAATTGTCGCTTTTATGTAGATGAGGATGCGCGCACGGTTGTCTGCGTTATTCCTAATACAAAAACAATGGTAGTAGATTACATTGAGGAAAACTTTAATTTTAATGACATAAGCCTAGCAGATTTCGGCTATAGTCGTTCAGTATTTCAGTCACTTCTAATGCCTAACTCTTTTATGGGTAAGGCTGTGTGCGCGGCTGAAGACCCGTGGAATGAAGAGGCAGGAAAATTGCTGGCTTATTCGCGCGCGAAGGACAAGTGTTATAAGAGTTTCTTTAGGCGCGCAAACTACTTCGTTCAGCTAATTGATGGGCGGCTTGGCGATATGGTAGAACATTTTAATAATTTCGGGATAAAGCTTGCTGATAATACGAAGCGTGTTGAAGACAAACTGGCGACGCTAATTCCGAAAAGTGACGATGAAGAAGAAGAATAAAAAAATAAAGGGCGAGACTCAAAGTCTCGCCATTATTTTTTGTATCAGGCCACGTATTATATGCAGTATTGCGGGACGGCTCAAGGATACTTTTGCGCCCGGATAATAAAATCCTAGTATTTCTTTGTATGTTTTTCCGGCCCGTGCTGCGGCGACAGCGCCTTTCTAACTCATCCCTACTCCATGACCGCTTTTCGCGCTAGAGTCCCATGGGTCTAGCTGCGCGATTAGGTATGGTTTTTTAGTGCCCCATACTTCCTCACTAGAATAAGTACGCCCGCCATTTGCTTCGCAATAATTAGCGCTTATAACATTATCATTATAGGTAAGTACCTATCCTTTAGTTTCCCATGCGGCTTTCGCGCAAGTAGCATATCCAATTCTATTTGCTCTATAGGCTTGCGCGGTCGCGCTACTATCAGATATTACTTTTCCCGAAAGTACCCCTCTTGCAATTGCAAAGCTTCTTGCCGCGACGGCCTAAGCTTTACAGGCTTCAAGCGGCGCATTACCTACTTCTGAAGCGACAACGCAAGTTACGTAGTCTTCAAGGTCAACATCTATAATAGTATTTTTCGCGCACTTATAATACTCCATATTTGTGTTAGTTGTAATCTTAACTTTCATATATACCACCTCTAACTATAAGTATTTGACTTATCTCAAATCTATGATATAATATACTTATGAAAGGAGAAAATTATGAGTGCATTGGAAAAACTTAACAAATATATAGAAACAAAACATACAGTAACTGATACTCATTATATAAAACTAATATTGGACGCTATTTGTGAAGGCTACATCCAACGTATTCACACTGAAGGCGTTCTATACGAAGTACATGCTGACAGATTGGAGACAGATGAATGAACGAACGTTATTTTAAGTTTGCGCGCGAGGCCGCAAAAGAATCTACATATCACGGTTCTCACCACTTCTCTCCTTCAATTGGCGCTGTGGCAGTTTATAAAGGCTCCATTGTTGCAAGTGCCAGCAATTCCGATAAAACTTCACCGCTACAAGCGCGCTATAATGTGTATCGCTATCGCGGCAGCAACACTCTTCCAAAGGTACACGCAGAAACCGCGCTTCTGCAACGTTTGCGGTGGAAGTTTGGCGATTCAATACAGTGGAATAAGGTACATATCTATCTTTATCGTGAATATGCCGATGGTTCTCTTGCGCCGTCGCGCCCGTGCCCGTCGTGTCTTGCAATGCTGCGCGAGTATGGCATTACCAAGATTTCTTACACTACCGAGGACGGGTATGCTACTGAACACCTAAAATAATTTTAACCCTCGCAACAAAAACCTAAATATCATTTTTACTTTACCCTCTCTATTATGAGGAAAAATGTTTCGGCGCCATCAAATGATGGCGCTATTTTAATTTTGAGAAAAAGGAGGTAAAATGAATGGCTTTTAATTTAGACGCATATACTAAAACGTAGTGGGCCGCGGAAATGCCAATTACAGCTGAACGTATGGATAATCTAGAAGAAGGCGTAAAAACTAATAGAGATGTCTTACTTTCGGTGAAAGACTTACCAGAGTAGTTAGCAGAACGTCCTACTACAGTTTAGGTACAAGCTCTCGTAGATCAAGGAGCCGGCCAAGGCGCATGGGCAAAGACGGAAATTATTACAGCTATGGAAGACAAGTATAGCTCATTAAAAAATCGCTTTGATACAGATGAACAAAATACTGCGGCGATTAAGAGTATGCTTGGCTCGAAAAATAATCCAGAAACTGGTGAAACAGAGGATGCTTTTTCCAGCGTTAATACTGTTTATAATGCAATTACTGGCTTGACTGATACTACAGACTTAACTAAACTAGAAGTACGTAGTGCCCGTACAGATAGCGTAGCTAATGTATAGTATGATTCTTTATATTTACATCTAAGAAATATAGATTTAAATATAGATAGTGCTAAGGCCGCGATTTTAACAATTGAATCCGCCGCAGGAGAAAACTCAACTCTCGCCGCACGTATGGCTCAATTAACTCAGTTATAGGCTGAAGTAGATGAGGCTCGTCGCGCTGTTGCAGAAGGTGAAGCTCCTGATACATTAGCAAAACGTTTTGCTGCGCTAGATGCACAAATTAATACGTTACTAGGTAATGTAGGTAGTTTGAATGATAACAAGGTTAATACTACTGATATTGTTAATGACTTAATTCATACTGATACTAATAAGCCACTAAGTGCCAATATGGGTAAAGCTTTACGCGATATGATTGGTGGCACATATGATGCTACTAATACTGTTGCAGCCGCAATTACTTCTGCCGCATCAACTGCGGAAGCTAATGCTAAAGCTTATGCTGATAATGCTCATATTAGTGAAATTGACGCAGCGCATCGGGACGGCTCAGATACTCTAGATGCACGTTTCGATGACATAGAAACAGAAATCAATACGGCACATCGTGATTTAGGCACTGACCCAGAGACTGAAGAAGTAATAGTTGATTCTCTGAATAAGCGGTTCCTCGACGCCGAAGCGGATATCGCTGCACTTCAAAGCGAAGTTGCTGCAACGCATACCGAGAATGCATAGAACTTGAATAGCCGCTTAACTACTATTGAATCTAATGCAGCAGCAGTCGCGGCAGACTTACATGCAATTGCGACTGAACTAGCAATGCTAGATGACCAAGACGTAATTAAGAATACCAATACTAAAATTGATGATTTAGAAGCCGATATTCAAAGCTTTGCGCGCGAACTAGCTATGGCGCGTGATGAAAATGGGCGCTTAGTTGAGACAAGTACACGTGTTGATACGATTGAAGGGGAAATTGCAAGTGCGCATCGTACAAATGAAGATACACTTGATGCACGCTTTGATAGTATTGAGGCAGCTATTTCTCATGCGGCTGGTGATAATGACGCTGGTGGCTTAACTGAACGAGTAACAGTGCTTGAAAATACTACAGCAACTCAGCAATCTGTAAGTGACTTAGCGGGCAGAGTAAGTACATTAGAGTCTCAACCAAAGTCTGCTACGACTGTAATAGAGGCTGATAGAATTACATATGATGCGGCTACTGGCGCGCCAACTATTTACACCGATAGTACCAAAACTATTCCAATAACCCTTTCTACAGATGTAGATTATCTCTTACAAAAAGAAGATAAGTACTATTATTGGAAATATATTCAAACTGGTTCTTCTCCCGACACATTCGAGTGGGCACTAATTAGTGGTGGCGGATCGTATGGCGGCAATAGCTCTGGCTTTGATATGACTGCTGCTGACTATGATGCTCTTACGGACGAAGATGTAGCAGTAAATACAGATTATTATGTCGCTCGGGAAGACGGTATCCATCATTATCGTTATGTTCCTAATACTAGCGGAGAAGGTCTACGAGAAATTGAAATAGGACAAATTGTTGATTTAAATAAAATTAAGCGTTATAATATCGGTTTATCAGAAGAAGGCGAAGGCGATAATGCTGTTACTTATTTAAATCTATATCAGTATGATTATGCTGATACAAACAATACTGATACAGAAGAAAAAGCCTATTTCAATCGTGTTGCATTGCCTAAAGGTGGCGGTGGTGCCGCGGCAGGTGGCGTAAGAAAACGTTTAACACGTATTGGCGACCAGCAAATACAAAAAATTGTTGGTAGTACCATTCTTCTACAAGTATTCTATTCCTATTGGACAACCAATGTAAACGAACAAAATCAAGTTGAACCAGAAGAAAGTAGCGCTGGTACATTTGTTTTAAAGAGTGGCAATACAGTTATTGAAACTGGAACAATTCCTAGCGGTGCATTTGGTGAAACAGTTGATGGCTTTAAAGAGGGTACTAATGGTTATTATCAATTTGATGTTACTAAATATTGTAAGGCCGGTAATACAAGTTTTGAATTAACTGTTACCACGAATGGTGAACCGCAGGGTAAAGACTGGGTTGTAAACTTAGTTGACTTACGCTTGGAATCTGACGCTCCATTAACTCAGTTAATTGATAGCACAGAATCTTTCTCTTTCCCATATACACCTTTCGGCGCGCTTACTAAGAAGTTATTTGTAAAGGTGGATGGAGTAGCTCTAGTGCCTGAAGGAACAACTCTAGTTGCAACAACTTCTGGACGTACTGCTTATTATACGATTCCCGCGCAAGAACATGGCACCCATAAGATTGAAATGTATTTAACTGCTTCAATCGGCGGCGTACCTCAAACAACTGCAAGTCTAATTCGTGAATACATTTGGTATGATGTTGATAATGAAGATACACCAGTACTAATTGCTTCTCCTTTAGATGGACAAACTGTTACTGCGCAGCAATATTCTACAATTGAGATTCCATATCAAGTTTATAAGAAGGGTGCTTCTACAATTGATGTGTATTATTATCTCAATGACAGTGAATAGCCTTATGACCACGTAGTCCTAGATGGCGTAAATACAGGAACTTTTTCTTATGTAATCGCCAATGAGAATGATTCAAAAATTACTATCAAAGTCGATGAAGAGATAATTACAGTTAATTTAGACGTTACACCTCTTAATATTAACGTATCTCCAGTTGCGGGAGCAATTATTGATTTTGATCCTACATCATTGACTAACAATTCCGCAAATCGCTTACCCAGTTGGACAGTTGGCAGCGGCAGTAATGTAGCAACTTATAGCATTACTACTTCTGATAACTTTAACTGGTCTAATGATATTAGCGGCGGCGGTTATAAAGAAGATGAAGATGGTAAGTGCTTTGTAATTAAAGCCGGGTCTTATATAGATCTTAACTATCCATTATTTAAACGCGGATTACATACTCCCGCTAATGCCAATTCCACTGTATTTGATCGTGGCGCGGAAATGAAGGTTATCTTTAAAACTAAGGCCGTCCGCAATATCGATGCTATTTGGCTTTCTAATACAGGAAGTTTAACTGAAAAGACAGTTGGTATTTAGTTAGGAGCGCATTCTGGCTGGTTAAAGACAGATAAAGCGGCTTCTTCTAATCAAGATGCGGCGGCTTCCGAATATCCTAAGTGGAGCGCGGATGGCACATATCAAATTAATGATGTTGTAATTTATAAAGATACTATATATAAATGTATTAAGACAATTACAGACGATCCCGAAACTGAAGATGATGAGACCAAGATGAATCCGAAAGATGCATCTTCTTTCTGGCTCTCTATGGGCAAAGTGGAAACTGAGATTTTAGCAACGAACAGTTACTTATATATGCCTTATTCTGAAGAGGACAAGATCGAGCTTGATATTAACATTAATAAATATGATGCCGCAGCGAAGAATAACTTTATTATGTCTTATGAAGATGGCGTACCAAGTAAGGTTTATTCTTATACATATGGCTCCGGCGGCGATGGACTATATCATGACAATACTATCCGTATTGGCTCTAATGATTGTGATGTATATATTTATCGCTTACGTATTTATAATCAATCTCTTGATACAGAAGATATCCTATAGAACTTTATCGCTGATGGCCGTGATATTGGAGAAAAAGTTGCACGTCATGATCGTAACTGCATCTATTGGGACAGTCAACAGGAGCAATATTTTATTTCTGCTTCTCAGACCGCTTCTCTTGATCCAGTTAAGTTTGCAGAACGTGTACCAAATGTTAAGGTATTAATGCTAGAAACACCTGTGTTTACAACAGGTAAAAAGAATTTCGTTTAGAACTCTACTTTACGTTGTATACATGCAAAAGGCGAAGAAGGAGTTGAATACGATTATCCGTCTCGCGGCGATGCTGATAACTGGTTCTTCCAAGGCGGTTTCCATTCAGGTCAAGGAACCACTTCTGATAACTACGGACAAAGCGCTCGCAATGTTGACTTCTTGTTTATTACAGATGGAGTTAATTACCCAACAAAGAAGAAAAATATGAGCGGTTATACGCCAAGTAGCGATTATGTTTCTTCTGTTTTAATTGGTGAAGATGCATCTCAGTGGGTAGAAGATACTAATTCACCGGGTATTTATCATTGGGCACCCGCACGCGAAGCAAACGAAAACGAGATTTGTCATAATTGGAAAGGCGATGATTGTAAAGTTAGCTTAACGGCTACTTCCGTTCCAAACAATTATTTCAATCTAAAGGTAAATGTTGCTTCCTCTGAGAATGTCAATAATGCGCTCTTCCAGAAGCGCTATGACGATTTTATTGACGGCATTTATCATTCTCCTGCGACAGCAGCGCAAAAGGCTAAACATGGTTATACTAATAATGTTAAAGTCAAGAATAGTATGGAGTTTGTACCTGCGGTTCTGTTTGTGCGCGAAACCGCTGATGATTTAAGTACACATACAGAGTTTAAGGATAAGGAATGGCATTTCTATGCATTAGGTAATATAGGCGATTCTAAAAAGACTGACTATACTCGTGCATATGATCCTAATGATATGAATGAATTTACTTGTGAAAACTCCGATAACAATACAAATAATGGTCAATTCCAATCTGGTGTCTTTACTTACAATGGTCATCGCGCAATTGAAACACCTTATAATGCCTATGATGCTGAAAAGACTTATGAGGCTGGCGCGATTACTGTTAATGAAGGTACAATTCAGGTATATGATGGCACTACTTGGACAGCGGCTTCACTGATTGGATGGAACGATGAGGAAAGCCCATATTTCGCTCCGTATACAGCGCCAAACCCAATGGAATATGTATATCCTATTAGTTCTAGCGAATGGAATGTACAAGTTTTAGATCCTTTAGCAGATACAAAACTATTTGCGGATAAAATTATCCATTTGAATTATAAGCATTATGCACTAGATGTAGAAGAGTTTGACGGTGACCATTCATTCGAATTCCGTTATGCTTGCTGCGGTGATTATCGTGACGGTGATTTAATTAATAAAACTGCTGGGCAAGATGATGATGCTTAGTTCGATTTAAATCATGGAGTAGTGTTAGCCTTCTATGAATGGTTAATTACTTCTACAGAAGAACAGTATGTAGCGGAAGCAGAGCAATGGTTTGTAAAGCCAGCAATGGAATTCTTCTATGCCTACACTCATTATTACACTATGATGGATAACCGCGCAAAGAATACATTCTGGCATTTTGCTAAAACTGGCACGCATCATGCTGTTAGTAGGCCCGTAAAAGCATTATTACATGTATATGACGAATTAAAGGACGGTGTATATGAACCCACTGAGGATACAGAAATCGATCCTGAAAAGACCTATTATACAGAGTATGCCTTTGACCTATGGGCTTACGATATGGACACGGCTGCCGGTATTGATAACAATGGTGCACTTGTTTTCCCATATGGTAAAGAAGATACGGATTATCGTACCGAAGGTGACGCATTGTCTGGCTATGCATTTAACGGTGCTGGTTCTATTTTCTGGCGCAGACTTCGCACAACTTTTGCAGATGAAATCCGTGATGTAATGAGTCGCGCAGATAGCAAATGCTTTAATGCTGAAAATCTTATCAATGAATTTGATAGATTCCAAGACTGCTTCCCAGAAGAAGTATGGCGTCTAGATATTGAGCGTAAATATATTCGTACATTTACTGGCTTATCTATGGATAATTCGGTCACGGTCGGAAAACAAAATCCTCGCTTCTTAACATCTATGATGTAGGGACGCAAGAAGTATCAACGTCGTCAATGGATTAGGGATTAGGGTGTTTACTTCAATAGTAAATATCGTTTATCTGATATTACTGATAATAGTAATACTATTGAATTTAACTGTACTACGCCTGCTACAACAGAAGGTATTGCTGTTACGCCAGATTATCATTTACAGTTAATTCCTTATCAAGATATGTACTTAAATGTGCAAGTTGGTAATGGTAACTATCAGCCGCAAATTCGCGCGAAAGCGGGTCAAACATATGTATATGATTTAAAAGATCCTCGTACAACACCTGGTAACTACTAGGAGACTCGTATTTATATTTCTGGCGCGAATAGTCTATCTGGTATTGGCAATTTAGCGCCAATGTATCCTTATTCTTTTGACTTGCGCGCTTTAAATCATATTAAAACATTAGATATTGGTACTGATAATGCAAATTATATTAATACTAAATTCACAGAATTAAAATTACCAGATAATATTCCTTTACTTGAACGTTTGAATCTTAAGAACTGTCATAGTGTAGCCGGTACCATCAGCTTAGATAATGCAAACAATATTCGTGAAGTTACGGCAGAGGGAACTGCTATAACTGGTATTTCCTTGCCTGACTATACTAATATTGAAACATTACATATTCCTTCTACTATGACCACATTAAATCTCTATGGTGCGCGTTTCTTATCAGACTTTAAAGTTATTAATAGCGCCGGTGATGTAGATTATAGTGCTCTATTCAAACTATATGTATATGATAGTGACTATTCAGAAGATGTAGATTGGATAGATATTGCTACTGCAATAATAAGTAAGCATAGTCTTGAAACTGAGATTTCTTTACTTAAACTTTCAACCGCAACTATTGATGATATTCAAACGTTAGAACCATTTAGTGAGTTTAAAACTGAGCTAGAAGATGCTGGTAATGATCTAGTTCTTGGTGGTACAATTACTGTTACTGGCGACTGGTCGGAAATTGAACGTGATAATTACATGACAGTTTGGCCGCAGTTAAATCTACAAGTCAATGAAGATAATAAGCAGAATAAATATAAGGTTACATATGAACACGATGATGGCACTATTCTAGCTACACTTTATATAGATGAAGGTAGCGCAGCACCAGATATCTATTCCACTGGTGTTCTATCGTAGATGCCGACAAAGCCTTAGACAGAACGTGAATCTTATATTTTTGGTAGCCGAGATGACTTTACTAGTGAATATATTGAATATTCAGGATGGCATTTAAGCAGCTCTAGTTAGCCAATCTCTCAAACCGGGCTTCCTTATGTCTTCTCTAATTTACGTATTATTACGTACTTTAGGGCGGTACCGCGTACATATTAGATTAAGTGGTACTTAGATAAAGAGCCAGATGGACGTTTGGTAAAGACTAGTCCTGGGCTAGTTGCTTATGGCGGCGGATATGACCAAGAAGCTCCTACAGTACAGGAAATTCATGCTGCCAATTTTGAAACTTGCTCTATTAACTTTAATGGCGCTTATGTAACATATAAGATTTTTAATGGCTGGGAGAAATTACCTACCAATATTAATCCAACCGCGGCGGATACTTATTATGCAATTCATGCAAATTGGATTGAAGGAAAGAATATTTCCATTAATACGTTGTTTGCAGATACTAGCAATCTTTCTATTGAATAGCTAGCAGTACTATCTGCCATGGATGGCTCTATGAAAGATGCATACAACATCAGTGATAAGATTGAAACTGGTGTAAATCGCATGATATGCACTATGGGCGCGGATAGTATAGTAGAAGGTACTGAGTTAGTTAGTACTCCATTACGTACTGATGGTGCGAACTTTAGACCATATGCTACCACAATTCAACCGTTACGTACTGATAATGATGCATTCACACTAGCCATAGATTTCTGCTTCAATGAGGAAATGACAGAAAGTATTACTACAAACTATAGCACTCTTGTCAGTTGCTATTATAGTGATATTAGTAGCGGCATTAAGAATGGCTTTGGTCTATTCTATGGAAAATCCGGGAATACAATTTCTGGGCCTCGTATTGGTTTCGGAGATATGTATAATGCGGCGAGTTAGTCTGTAGAAATTGGCTCAAGTACAACGCTAGGCATGAGAAATATGGTTGTATTACGTCATCCCGCGAATGAGCCTACCTTGTATGTTTACTATGGTCTAAATGGCTCTAATGTAGCTTCTGAAGTTGCTGTATATCCAATTAATTGGCAGAATTATAATTCTGATGCCTATATTAATATTGGACAATTAGGTAGTGGCGCTGATTCTACAGACGGTGCAACACGCCAAGTTTCCAATGGTAAAGGCACGATTTATTGGATGAAATATTGGCCCGAGGATTTAGGTCAAGGTGAATGTAAGCGCTTAGCCAACTGGCCGCATGAACAAATTACATATGGTTTATCCTATCTTAGTGATAATGCCACTACTTCTGTTCGCGCGATTGGTAATACGGCTAAGAGTTCAATCAACCTAGCTTCTCTATCTACACTTGCTTATGGCACTTATTATCAAGGTAGAGTATAGAGTGACGGTTTTGGATGGGGCAATTCTTCATTAGATACTATTATGAATACGCGTGTCGTTGGTGGTTTACCAATTGCATTACAATCTATATTATGCAAAGACGAAACTGCCTATACTATTGGTAGCATGGTTTATGATCCACAAATGGGCTTTACTTATAGCTTATCTAATAGTGGTGGCATTACGCGTGATTATATACGTCCATATAGTTTAGCGCATGTATTGATAAATGATTCTGTATATAAAAATTTAGAAGAAAATAATATGCCTGCGCCGCTACCTTGGCTAGATTTAGACAATATTATTGTCTATGATTATTAGGCTAATGGTTGGACTGTAAATACTAGTAATAGTAGCGACTTTATGTATTACTTAAATCTACGTTTCCCAAATAAAGCAATTTCTTGGGGCGAGGGCGATTATCGTATGCGCGTATTTAGAGAACTTAACTCTAGTACTGTAGTACCATCTTCTACTACTGTAGCAGATAGTATTTACATTAAGACTAACGAATTACGCAGCGGAGATATTTATGTAATGGAAAAGGCGGGTTCAACCTATACGTACATTTTTGTCACTACAGCAGAAATGCAAGCATTAGGCTTATAGCCCGTTTCTACGACTTTTGATGCTAGATTAGGCGCATCTACACAAGGCGCTCCTGCTGGTAGATGGCTCGAAGCCGATGAATACTGGACACGTTCAGTAATTGTTAATAACGGTTTCAACTTTGGCTATGTCTTAAAGAAAGCCGGTGTTAATAATAATACAACAAATCAAGTTGATTCTCGCGGCTTGAAGTTTAGTCAAATCTTAACGATCTAATATATAGGAGGTAGGATTTATTCCTACCTCCTCTTTTTGAGGTGTTGTTAATGAAATATTATAAGATAATGACCTTTGAGAATAAGATGATCGGCGCGGTATCTTCAGCTAATTTTGTTCGTTATTCTACGCTTGGCCATAGTTATTTACGTTGCAATGAGAAAAAGGGTGAATATGTAGTATACGATGGAATTACTTACCGCGCCGCTTGGATGATGCCTTGTAAAACCGATAGGGCATATATTGAAGCACAGGTTATAGAGATTTCTGAATCAGAATATCAAATCTATATGGATGCAATTGAAAAAGATGAAGAGTTACCGGTAGAAGAAGATGACATTCCACCTTTACCCGAGTCAACTGATGAAATAGAAGCAGAATCAATCGCATTTGTACGCATGCATAAGATTGCAGAAATGTCCGCGGCTTGCCGCCGTGCGATTGAAGAAGGAATTGATTTAGATGTACATGGCGAAACGCGTCATTTCTCTCTTACTACACAAGACCAGCTTAACCTAATGAGTTTAAGCGCTATGGCGCAAACTCAAGATATAATCCCATATCATGCAGATGGGGAAGATTGTGTTTTCTTTACCGCAGAAGAAATTAATTAGATTGTCTCTGCGGCAACAGCGCATAGAGTATACCATACAACATATTATAATGCGCTTAAAAAATATATCAATGCGCTTGAGACAATAGAAGCAATTGCCGCAATTACTTATGGAACTCCAATTCCAGACGAATATCAGTCTGAAGTATTAAGGGTGATTGAAAATGAAACGGTTTCTTAAAGATATTATTTTATTTTTAATCTTTGGCGCAATCTATTATGCACTTGAATGTATATGGAAAGACGGTCTATTACATTGGACAGTGTTTGTCCTAGGTGGATTAATTTGCGTACTAATTGGCGGCGTTAATGAAAAAATAGAATGGGATATGCCATTCTTCCAGTAGTGTACAATTGGTATGGGTATTGCTATTTTTAGTGAGGCATTTGCGGGTATTATTCTTAATATTATATTAAAACTTAATATCTGGCATTATTCACGCTTATCTTTCTTCTGGCATCAATGTAGCGTACCTTTCTGCATTATATGGTTTATACTTGCTTCTGCTTGTATTGTTTTGGACGATGTACTACGATGGAAAATGTTTGGAGAAGAAAAACCCCATTATAGACTGAGGTGATTTAAATGGCAAACAAAGTCGCTGCGGCGGCCCTACAATACAGTAAGAAACTTAGCAAATTTATTTGTTGGGTTTGGGCCATTTATCGGTTCTCTGCGCTCGTAGCTATCGCAATTGTCCCTTCCGCCGCAGAAGCATTTGCTTCTTCAATTGTTGGGATGGATACAATTATGATGGCGAATGTGTCTACATATTTGGTTAATAGCTTAGGAGAGAAGTATCTTTATAGTGATAAGTTTTTACTTCACTGGATTGACAAAGGTGGATTGAAAACTATAATTAATCGGGTAACTAATAAGTTAAACGAAGAAGAAGAAGAAGATGGAGGTGAAGAAGATGGCGACAGTGAAAACGGCTGACCTTATTGATAAGTTTTGGTATGCCTATAATAATAAATGGGGGTACATACTTGGCACAGCAGGAGAAAAATGGACTCAAGCAAAGCAAGATGCAGCAACAGGTGAAACTGCTAGATTATATGGTTCTCGTTGGATCGGACATATGGTAGCGGACTGTAGCGGACTTTTTACTTGGGCATTTAAACAACTTGGAGGATTTATGTATCACGGCAGTAACACAATGTGGAATAAGTATTGTGTTGCGTAGGGAAAGTTAGTAAACGGGAAACGTTCTGATGGATAGGAATTGAAGCCTGGTACGGCAGTTTTCGTGCTAAAGAATGGCAACGATCGTTCTCATGTAGGATTGTATGTTGGTGAGGGCAAAGTTATTGAGGCTTCTGGTACGAGAGTGGGTGTAATTATTACAGAAATTACACATTCTAAATGGGCTGAGTGGGGCGAACTTAAGGGCGTTGAGTATGGGGACATGCCTGCTCCAACTCCAGCTCCAGCACCTGTAACTGGTAGTGCTGTAGTAAATGCCACAAAAGTAGCATTACGTTCTGCGCCATCTGCCAGCGCGAATGTTCTAACGCGTGTAGATAAAGGCGAACGTGTTTAGGTGCTTGAAGATACCGGATGGACAAAAGTTACCTATCAGGGTAAAACAGGCTATATGATGACGAAATTCCTTAATATTTGACTTTTTACATTTTATGTGATATAATAAAAGAAAAAGGAGGAAATGAGAAATGACAAACATTACTCAAATTATAATTGGCGCAATTATTATCCTAATTGGCGTCTATGTAAGTTTTGTTCGCCCTTGGCTAATGGCTAAGCTGACTCCGCAGCAACTTTAGCTTCTGCGCCAGTTCTCTCGTGTAGCGGTTTCTGCCGCAGAGCAGATTATCACTATTACAACTGGTAAAGATAAGAAAAGGTATGCTATGGATTTAGTAAAACAGCTACTCGCAAAGTATCATTTAACTTTTGATGAAGATGTAGTTAGCGCGGCTATTGAAGAGCAAGTCTTTGAGATGAACAAAGAGAAGGAATCCAAACATGAAAATAGTGAAGGTTGATGGCAATACAGGCCCTGTTAGGCTCCGTAGAGAGCCTAGCGGGCGAATTATTACTGCTATTCCGCAAGGTACAGCGGCCGATGTACTTGAAACTGAAGACGACTGGAGTAAAGTATTGATAAATGGTAAAACGGGATGGATGATGAGTAAGTTTTTATATGATCCGGCGCAAAAGTCAAGTTTATCTGAACTAAAAACTAAGTTAAAAGAGGTTTTGGCGCTACTGGATCAATTGGAGGATTAAGATGAGTAATTATTTTCAGACTTAGAATTAGCAGCCACTAGTAAATGGCGGGGCATCTTTTACTCCATATAATAATAATCCGTATTTTCCTATGTAGCAACAGCGTTTGCCTGTGTATACAGCGGCACCAATTCACGGCGAGAATGCCGCATGGCAATTCCCTATGGGCGCTAATAGCGAGATTTATTTGCCAGATGCAGATTAGGATATTATATGGTGGATTAGGACAGATGCTAATGGAAATAAGAATGTACAGGGGTTTGATGTAAAGCCACATCAAACACCAGTGCAAGTAGATACTAATGACTTAGCGGCCCGTTTAGCCGCAGTGGAGGAATGGATAAATGCCAAGTCTAATAAGTCAAATGCGAAACGGTCAGCAACCACAACAGTTGGGGCAGACACAGTCACTTGATAATTCTATACAACAAGTTAAAGGAATGATGCAGCAACTCAAAATGGCATCTAATCCTCAACAAACGTTTATGGGAATGATACAATAGAATCCATAGTTTGCTCAGATTGTTCAGATGATGAAGGCTAATCCGAATGGATTGGAAGGAGTAGCTAGACAAATGGCACAAGCGAATGGAGTGGATTTGAATCAAATTATTAAACAGTTAAATACATGACTTGTGACGAGATACAAGAGCTTCATGTTTTAAAATAAGAGGGACTCTTGTCCCTCTTATTCTTTTTATAGGAAGTGATTCAATGGCGAATTATTAGAGTGCTTATACGGGTGCATAGCACGATTTATATACAACTAGACAGAGTTTAATTGATTTAATATATCCAGTTGGTGCAATTTATATTAGTGTTGCTTCAACAGATCCATCCTCATTATTTGGAGGTACATGGGAAAGAATTCGAGATTAGTTTTTGCTGTGTGCCGGAGATACATATACAGCAGGAAGCATTGGTGGCAATGCGACACATAGTCATACTACTCAAGCACATACATTAACGATTAACGAGATACCTAGTCATAGACACAATTCAGTTACTCGGCACTCGGGCACAGATGATTAGAATTTTAGCGGACATATAGCGAATGCTGTTGCGTCAAATGATACGACTCCAGCCTAGGACCAATTATATACTGGTTATACTGGAGGTGGGGCGGCGCATACCCACGGAAATACTGGCACGGAAAGTTCTTTACCTCCATATTTAGCAGTGTATGCTTGGTAGCGTACGGCTTAAGCAAAGGAAGTATCAATTATGAGTAATTATCAATCTAGCGGTATATATGTGGGAACGTATTGCATAATACTAAGGAGGAAAATAAATGGGAGAATATAATTTAGCTTATACAGGTTCTCAAGTTAATGCTGCTCTTGCAGAAAGTGCTCGTCTCTTAGAGGGGGGGGCGGGATAACCCAAAATGAATTTAATGATTTTTCTACCAATAGAATTGGTGCGCTTGAAGAAATAATCTTTTCAAGAGTACACTATGACGCAAATGGAGATGTATCTTTTACTGGTTGGATTCCATTCAACACTGAAGAAATAAACATTGGGGCTACTTGGTCAAATGGTCAATTTGTTTGTACTAAAGCGGGAATTTATATTGCGAATTTTACAAATTATTCAAATTCTATGACTAGTGGTAGAACCGCAGTGGCACACTTAAATTCTTCTGGTGCATAGTTAGAAATGAATATGGTAAATCAAAATCAATCAACTAGTATTACAGCAATTTATAAGTGTGCTGTAGGCGATAAAATAGTGGCTGGAGCATATTCTTCTACTTTTCCAATGAGTATTTATTCAGCAGGGGGTCATAATGAATTTACAATTTTTAAATTAGCCAATATTAATTCATAATTTAAAATTTTTAAATTTTCCTAAGTACGAATTAAAAATTCGTACTTATTTTTTTTACTCTCCCGCAGATTTTTTTAAAGTTTAGTCGTTTCATTATCACCTATCATATGATTGGAGTAATCCAATCTCTTCCTTTATATCATAGTACTTTACAAAAATATTTTTAAAAGGAGGCAGATTATGATGGGAGAAAACGGACTTAGTGCTTCTGATGTCGCCCTACTCAACAACGATGGCATGGGCGGAAATGGTTGGGGCGGAATGATTTGGCTTTTCGCTATCCTCGCTATGATGAACGGTGGCTTTGGATTTGGCGGTGGCTATCGTCCACAGTATGCAACCCAAGACTTTGTACAGAATGGGTTCAACTTCAATGATCTACAGGATCAAAATCGTGACCTAATGCAGGCTATTAATTATGGTGCTTCTCAGTCCATAGCAACTACTAATCAGGTATATCATGACCTAATGAATGGCCTATCTGACAAGTACAATGAGCTACAGCGTGATATCGCTGGCCTAGCTATTGGTCAGGCTAATCAACTTGCTCGCTTCAACGAGTGTTGCTGCGAAACAAAACAAGCTATCATGCAGAGCAATTATGATGCTGCAATGCGCGATGCTGCGACTAATGCTAACTTCACAGCTCAGATTCAGGGACTAAAAGACATGATTAAGGACGACAAGATGGAAGCGATGCAGAATCGTATCAACCAGCTAGAACTCCAGAATCAGCTAAATGGTGTTGTTCGTTATCCTCAGGGATGGACATACAATGCCGGTAATTCTCCATTCTGTGGAGGATGCAATATGTAATTAAGAGTGTATTCAGTACACCATAACATATAAGCTAATGGGCGTACTTATGTACGCCCTTATTTTTTATTATACGGAGGTAATAGAAATGTTACAAACTTATTCTAGCAATTTAGCAGTAGAAGCTAATGCCCCATTCGTATTCAATAACGTAGTCGTAGACAAGGGATGCGGCGAAAGCCTAAGTGCTCCTAGCACCATTCAACTTAATAAACGTGGTATTTACCTAGTAGAAATGGATGGTTTTGCTACTCCAGATGCCGCGACTGAAGTAACTGTACAGCTTTATGTAAATAATGTAGCTCAGCCACAGGCGATTACAACGTTTGTTCCTGCCGCAGTAACTGACACTCGCACATTTGGTTTTAAAACTTTTGTACGTGTACTTGAAAATAACTGCAACTGTAACTGTCTCACTAGTCCAACTACCCTCCAGTTTTTAAATGGTGAAACCGCACTTACAGATGCTCATATTAATGTAGTTGTAACCCAGATTCGTTAATGTGGAATTAGAACTTTGTAGATACAATAAATGTTCTTGATTTTCTTATTAGCCTCCAAAACTTAAATGAAAATACTAAACAAACTGATAAACAAGAAATTGAAGAACATTTTAATTCCTAGTTAAATAACGTTCTAGGTGAGATACAATCTCACCTAGAAAACTAGGATAAGAAAATTGATGCTATTTTATAGCGGCTGGAGGAGTTATCATGACAGTAGAAGAAATCTTTAATAAACTTGCTTCTCATATGGTAGAAGGAATAATGTATCATGATGATATGGCAAAAGCATATGATTTCTTGGGCTTTTATGGCTTTGCTAAATGCCATGATTATCATCATATCTGTGAAACCAAAAATTATCGTAAACTTTCACACTATTACGCAACTCATTTTCATAAGCTAATTAAATTAGAAGAACTAAATCAGCCCAAAATTATACCAGAAAATTGGTTTAAACATGCCACGCCAGAGGTAGACGTAGCCACCAAGCGTAATTCAGTAAAAGACTTAATTACAAAATGGGTAAATTGGGAAAAAGAAACTAAAGTTTTATATTAGTCTATGTATTAGGAATTATGTTCTATTGGTGAAGTTGCGGCTGCAATGCTTGTAGAATGCTTTATCTGCGATGTAGATGAAGAATTAGAATGGGCACAAAAGAAATGGATAAAGTTTGAAACACTAGGCTATGACATTGGAGCAATACTCAAATGTTCAGAAGCTTTACATAAGAAATATAAATAAGGCGGTGGTAGTATGATTAGAGTAATATAGCGACGCTTAATCATTCCTCGCGGCGATACGGGGACTTTTACTCTACCTTTACTTCCTGGGACAGAGCAAGGAGATATAGCGGTCTTCTCTATCTATGATCCACTAAAGAAGGAAGTAATTTATCAAAGACAATATCCAATCACAGAGGAAGAACTCAACATTCCTTTTGAACATGAGGATACACTAGAAATAGAACCAAGTAATAGGTATGAATGGGATGTTAAGATTTATAAAACACCCGTATATGCAGATGGCGCCGATACATCCGATCCTAAAACAATTCCAACCAATGGCGCATCTATTGATTCCTATTACTCTGCTTTTAGTCTTCCTATCTGTGAAATTAGGGAGTTCGCATGAGATATATAGATACACGGCATCGAACCCGGGATTTATTATTGGAATACGAGCCAACAATAATGCCACTGCATCCTCGCGCCGGAGGCTTAGCAGTTTTATATCCTTGGGGTAATAATAATGATAGCGGCAGCGTAATGCCGCCATTCCCGAATCCTTCCGCAATTAGCTCTATCTATCCATGGGAGATGCAAAATCTTGCCATTATGGGTGATTGGCTATTCAACTTTGCGGCTAATAGCGGCTATAAAGGCACGCGCGAAGAGTTCTACAAGTATTTTGGTACTTATCTTGAAACCAACAGACAAGAAATTCTATTTGAAACTTTTGATAATTTTCCTTCTGTTGGAACGGAGGATATGTTATATTTTGACCTTGATAATAAAATCTTATATTATTGGGATGGAGAATATATTCCCGTAAATGCTATGTTGATTACGAATACAATTTTGAATGGAGGCGAAGCCTAATGGCAACTAATACAGTAAAAGTTACTTTACAAATTAGGCATGACGAAGCCGCCGATTGGACTACGAGAAATCCCGTACTTGCCGCTGGTGAGTACGGGCTTGAGTCTGATACTTTTCTAATAAAGATAGGTGACGGCGTTCGTGATTGGGCGCATTTACCCTACCTAAATAAATTAGATACACGTTATTTCAAACTAATGTCAGACGGTTCATTGACATTTAGCGATGAATTTACAGAAAATTTAGAAGTTATTTCTGCTATTGCGGGAGATGCAATCGAACATTTAACAATTACCAATCCGCCTGTTGAGCCAACAGACGCTGTTAATAAACAATATGTAGATGAACAAATTCTTGCGGCCAATCACTTAAAGCGTGAAGTTGTTACTGAGTTGCCCGCGGCCGCAGAAGCGGATGAGAATACATTATATATGATGCTTTCTACCGATGGTAGTCATTATGATGAATATATGATTATCAACGGCGTTTGGGATATAGTAGGTGCAACCGGTGATGGTTCCGGTACTTTCACATTAGAGGTCGCAACCAATATACGTTTAGGTGGTGTTAAGTCTGCTCCGCTAGATAATGAAGGGAACGTAATGACAGATTAGGATTACGTTATAGTTTAGAATACTGGTTTTATGACATTCAATCAAGTTTCAACCTCCAAATTATATGTACCAACTGGGGACACATTAGTTATCTATGGGGGTACAGCATAAGGAGGTGAAAGGCAATGGCGGAAAATGTACTTGAAACGAAAATACGATTACGCTATGGTACATATAGCCAATGGATGAACAGCGATGTGATTTTATTATTAGGTGAAGCCGCTATTTGCGCCTTTCCTCGTAATAGAGTTATTGATTAGCTTTCAAATAGTATGCCAGAGAATACTCCGCCAGCAATTGGAATAAAAATTGGTGATGGATAGCATTATTTTCATGAATTACCATGGGTACAAGCAATTGCTGCAGATGTGTTTAATTGGGCGAAACAAGAAAGCAAACCAACATATACAGCTCAAGAAATTCAAGGACTTCAAAGTTTTGTAGAAAACCTAGTTAGCGGAGACGTAGAAGTTAATATTGCTCCACGTATTTATCAACTTGTGCGTGGCACAGGAGAAAATATTGATAAATGGTATTTACGTTATAAGGAAAATAATGAGGAGTCTCCTTGGATAATTGACACTAGTACTTTTATTGATTTAACTGATTTAACTACAATCGTAAATTGGATTGGACGTTCTAATTTAGAAGATTATCCTACTCTTATTAATAGAACTTATGAACAAATTCAATATTTTATTAATCGGTTGAATAATACTGATGCCGCACGCACGCATTAGTTTGTTACTGCAGTAACAGAAGAAAATGGTATTGTTACAGTTGAACGAGCTTAGCCTGCGTTTGAAGATTTGAGTGGCGTTGCTTCGGTAGAACAGGGCGGTACTGGAAAAAATAGTTTGCCCGCGGATCAGGTGTTAGTTGGTAATGGGACAGAACCAATTTACACTCTACCAATTGCTGACTCTATAGCTAATAATAATGCGCTTGTTCCAAATAGAGTTATTAAACAATATGTAGACGGTTTAACTGCTGGACTTACCGGCGCAATGCACTTTATTGGTGAGGCAACCGTTGCTATTACTCCTAATAGTGGATTAGACCCACGTATTGGAGGATATGTATTTTCGCAGGCTTAGCCTGGCGATGTTATTTTATCTGAATCTAAAGAATATGTTTGGACAGGAGCAATGTGGCGATTGCTCGGCGATGAGGGTAGTTATGCAGTTAAAGGCAGTATTCGTGATGCTGATATTGATCCAGATGCAGATATTGCTCAAAGTAAAATTGCCCATTTGGCCGAAAGTTTTGATGAAAAAGTAGATAAGGTTGAAGGAAAAACTCTTACATCTAATGATTTTACCGATGAATTAAAATCAAAATTAGATAATATAGAAGAGGGCGCATAGCGCAACACTATTGAACATATTTTAAAAAATGGTGAAGAAGTTCGACCTACTACTATAGACAATTTACCGAATAGCGTTAATTTATAGATATCAGAGTTTACTGATGATGCACAAAGCAAATTAGCCGGCATCGAAGCAGAAGCGCAAGTTAATAAAATTGAACGCATTATTCTAGATGGTGAAGAAGTTACACCTGATGACAATAAGGTAATTACACTTACTTCTGACCCACATACTGAACATATTAATAAAATAGAATAGATATTTATTAACGGAAATGAATAGATTCCTAATGCGAATAAATAGGTTAAAATTACTCTTGATTAGGCCGCATTAAACCTAGATGTGCTTGAAGGAGCGATTGTCCCTGATGGACATGGTGGTATTCAAGAAGTAACCTAGATAGGAAAAAAATTAGACCTTGCTCGAATTTCTGTCACTGGTGATGTAGCAGATTTAGAGCAAACTCAAGATACATACATAGTATTTGACTGCGGCAGCAGCACAGAAGTTATTTAACTTGCTTGGAATGATAGCAAGGAGGTCTTTATATGGCAACAGCAAATAACACTATAAAGACGAGAATTCGGTTGAAAAGCGATACCGAAGCCAATTGGAATAAGGCCGGTCCTAGGGACGGGTCTGCGGGTTTCGTACCGCTTTAGGGTGAGTTGATCGTCTATAGTGCAGACGCAACTCACCCTTTTTCTCGTTTGAAGGTTGGAGATGGGAGTACCAATGTAGTAAATCTCCCATTTATAGATGCCGGAACCCTAAATGGGAATGAGACTGAAATTGTTAAGAAGGAAAACTTCGCAGCGTTTCCGTCACCGGGTTCTGAAGATAAGTTATATGTTGACTTATCAACCAAACGAATATATCACTATGCCGCGGCAAGTGGATATACGCAGCTTTCTAATTTTAATTTTGATGTAAAGCAAACAACTATTGGAAGTGTAGTAAGTTGGCTACCGGGTATTACAACCACAGCCACGATAGAAAATAATGTCTTTAAAATTACTAATGGAATGCTTCCAGAACTACTTTGGAAGAAAGAGACGGTAGTAACAGATGTTACTAAGGAGGAATAATAAATGGCAAGCTATATTGGTAAAGTATAGATTGGAGAGTCTGGCAGCTAGATATTAGTTGGTTCTACATTATATGGTGTCTGTGGGGCGGATATTCCGGCAAATACCGCCGCAAAAGTAGTTACCTTGCCAGACTTTGATGCTCTTATGAATGGCATCACAGTTCAAGTACGTTTTGTAAATGGTAATTTAGTTACTTCTAATGTTACTTTACAAGTTGGTACTACAAACGCATATCCGGTTCAAGGAAATTGTGTTTGCGCGCCAGATGATGTTATTGCTTTTACGTTTGCACAAGATGGCAATAATTCATATTGGTATGCTAATCATAGTATATTAGTACAAGATGGCGTTACAGATGGTACGGTAAGAATTGCTGGACAAGAAGCCGCAGTACATGGGCTAGGCTCTGCCGCATATTAGAATACAAATGCATTTGCTACTGCCGCGCAAGGGCAGAAAGCAGATGAAGCAATGCCAAAAAGCGGTGGAACATTTACTGGCCCGGTTATACTAGATGGTAATCCTACTGCCGCGATGGGCGCAGCAACAAAGAGCTATGTAGATAACATCGCGCAAGGCTTATAGGATTTAACTACACCAATGCACTTTATTGGAGAGACTCCTGTGCAAGATGGAGAAGGACATCCAATTTTACCTGATGCACAAACAAGTTATGAGAACTATGCTGCTGGCGATGTATTATTAGTAGGAGCTAAGGAATATGTATATTCTAAAGGTAACAATGCCGCAAGTTCTTACTGGATTTTACTAGGTGATGAGGGTAGTTATGCGTTAAAGTCTAGTACAGCTAGCGTCGGTAGCTCTTCTGGATGGGACCCAGGCGCTTTACCGCAACTTGGAGACGCAATTACAGCAGATGATATTACCGACTGGGATGCGGGCACAGCTTCAAACGCAACTGTAAATCAAGGCGTTTTGCGGCTCGTAAATAGTACAGTACCTAGTTTAACACACGAAGCTAGGTCAATACCAAATATTACTAATCTTGGAACCTTACCCACTTTAACTGTAACTCCAACTACGGTAGTTGTACCTGATAATAGCGCAACTCCATAATGGTGGTGAGGTAAATGGGATATATACATTCTGTATAGTTAAATGATAATAGTACACACCTAATTGAGCCAATTTTATTTACTATTGCGAGCGGTACAAGTACAGCACTTACCGCCGCAATTAATAACTTTGAGTTGGCGGCAGGTGTATATGTCAATTTGAAAGTAGGAACTGTTAGCGCGAATGCGACTTTAAATGTTAATAACACGGGTGCGAAGGCTATTTATTACAATGGAGCAGCAATTGGCGCAAATATGTTATCAGAAAATAATATTTATACATTTATTTATACCGGTACTAGATGGGAGTTAGTAGGAGATATTACTGGTAAAAATATAATGATTGGGACTACGGCGGAATGGAATAGCCATTCAAATTATGTCGCCCCGGAAGGAACTATTTGCGTTTATACCGATCGTGGCTCTTATGTAAATAACAATACTACAATTGTTGTTCCCGGAATAAAAATCAGTGACGGTTCTGCCTATGTAACAAGCTTACCTTTTGTAGGAGACGATGTAATTGCCGCAGTTCGCGCTGAATTAAATAATCATATTAATGATGAAGTAAAACATATTACCGCCCAAGAACGTACTTTTTGGAATAACAAAATAAATACCGAGCTAGACGGAGAGATTCTCGTCTTTAATCGTTCATAAGGAAGTGAATATGAATGGCAGATATTTCTCAAATTAAATTACCTGATGGTAATACATATGATATAAAAGATACAACGGCACGCTCGTTGATAAATGGGATTTTTGTATTAGCTTGGAATGGCGCAGCGGCGCCTACTGTAGCAAATATACCAGCCGGTATACAAGTTACATACAATAGTACAATTTATACCGGTACGCTAGCCGCAAATAATAATACTAATACAAGCACTTTAGGGAAAATCTATTTAGTTAAATCAACCACATTACCAGATGATGATGATTCTGATATATATAATGAATATGTTACGGTAGATAATGGTTCAGGCGCAAATCCTAGATACACATGGGAAAAATTAGGAGACACTCGTATTAAATTAGGCAATATTGTAACTAATGTTGAATTAGATAAAAAGACTGCGACAGTTGTCGGGACTAGCGCTAAATTAAAGGTAAGTACGTAGCCTGCTTTTAATGTAACTCCTAATACTACCTATGTAAAGGGTACAGCCTCTGGCACGAACGTAGTATATACGCCCACTGACGACAATAAAGATACATTTGTTAAATCCGTTTCTGCTACTACTAAGAAACTTGTTACTACAACTGTAACAGGAGTAAGTGGCTCTGTAACGGCATCTAAAGTTTCTGCAGGAACTGATTAGACAACTGCAAAAGGAACTGGAACTGCGAGTACTAGTACTGATGCTTGGATAAAAGGATGGAGCGTATCGAATGAATTATTAACTCTAGGTGGAGTAACAATGGATACATAGACTACCAAATAGGTTAATATTGATACTGCTTCTGTAACAGTTCCTAAAGCCGCTACTTCCGCAACGCGTGTAGCTACAGGTTCACTTGCTGATACAGATACTAATGGAGCAACAATAGCTACTGGAGTTTCTACTAGTGGTAGCGGGCAAACTGCAAAAGCCTTAGTTAGTTTGCCAGCTCCTACAATTACTCAGCCAACTATTAGTTTGAGTACAAATAGTACTGGGGGTACTGGACAAGCTACTGTTGCAGCGAATACACAAGTAGCTGCGGATAGGGCTACTAATGTTGCAATTGCTTGGGATGGGCAAGATTCAAAGACAGTACTATTGAATACAACAAGTGTTACTGTAACAAAAGCGACTTAATAAGGGAGGTGGCCTGAATGGCTGATGGATATATTAGTTAGATAAAAACTCCCGATAATAAGGTTTATGATTTAAAAGATAAGGACAAAATTAGTTCTATTAGCGCGAGTGGCACTGCTCCACTTACTTTAAGTGGTAGTAAAAGCGGAACTACGTATACATTAACAGGGTCTATTGCTGATGCGAGTGCTAGTGCGAGCGGTATTATAAATACAGGGGCATAGACCATCGGTGGCGAAAAAACATTAAGATTTACTAGTAGAATTTATCCATTAATTGGAGCAAGTGCAGAACGTTCACAATGGTATAAAATTACATTTCCTTATTCTACCGTAACTACTGGTTCATCTGCACAATGGTTTATGAATTCTTTTGATCTGCATTTTGGTGGCGGTTATAGTGCTAATCCATCAGGCGTTGCCCATGTAACTTTTTATTGGAAACGTGCTGCTAATAATGGAGCATGGGCAGTAGATTAGCAAGCAGCACTCATAGAAGGGACTTTAGCAAATAAAATTGGGCTATATTATAGAATAGCCGAACCAGGTGTTTTATATGTAAATAATACCGCAAATACTTATAATGGCATTTGGATAGATAATTTATATGTAGATGATACTGCCATTAATTTAAATTGGTCTACTATAACAATTACTACTACGGCAGCTATTACAGAAAGTACTTCTCCTAAGTTATCTGATTATACTAAAATAACTACTTCTTATTTATACAATGATGGTGGAACCTTAAAAACAGATAGCAATTTTGAAGGAAAATATATAAAAGGTACTTGGTTATATACAAGTGCCGCTACAGCGAAAACTTCTACTGCAAAATTAGCGACAATTGAATCTGATCATTTTATTTATTATATTACTCCCGCTAATGCTCTCAAATCTGCAATAGGGACAACTGCAATCGGGGCAGCGACAACTCCAATATATTGGGATGGAAGCAAATTTGCGGCTGGGACGGCCTTAGGAACTGCCTCATAGAAAGCGGAATCATATTTTGTAAAAGCAATTACCTCTACCGATGAAGCAATTGTACGATTTAATGGAACCGCCGGGCAAGTTTAGGATAGTAAAACTAAAATTGATGATAATGGTACTATAATTCTTCCTACTGAACAAGACATTAGATTACGTATGAATCGTAAGAACTCTGATGGTGGCGGTTGGGCACATGGTTATATTAACTGGTATGATAATGCCAATAATATATTTGCTCGCATAGGTGTCTCTGGCAGCGGCGATGCCATGACTTATATGTATCTTGGAGCAGATGATTATTCATCCGCTAATAACTTACGTATTGCTCCAGACGGTACTATCACTGGTAAATTATTTAGCGGTTCCGGTGCTTCTCTTACTAATCTTCCAGCTGGACAACTTACCGGCACTATTTCTATGGATCGTATTGCTACTGGAGCGATTGCTAATGGGAAATTAGCTAATTCTAAAGTAACAATTGCCGGTAATGATGTTAGCTTAGGTGGCAGCTTGGCGGCATCGATGCTAGTTACATCTTTGGGACTATCAAAAGCCATGCGGTTTTTAGGTGCTGCTACAGTTGCTATTACTGATGGCGGCACAGAAGATCCAAAAGTAGGCGGTAGTGCTACTACTGTAGCTGCCGGCGATGTAGTTATTGATAAAGATACCGCCCGTGAATATGTATGGAGTACTGCAGGCAAGTGGGAACTGTTAGGCGGAGACGAAAGTTATTGGGTTTCTTCTACTGATACTGCTGCTAAGTTCTGGAGAGGAGATAATAATTGGTCTAACGAATTAGCTAGTTCTGTTGGTACTTCAACCGCAATTTTAAAATTAACTACATCTGCAACTATATCTTCTGCCTATGTGTGGGGTACAACTGTAACAGTTCCAAATTTAAGTTCTGGAGCCAATGTTGTTGGAGTTATGGCTGGATAGGCCATGAATCCGGGTAACGCAGGATATCTTAATTTTCATTATGTAGGAAATAATAGTAATGATAATTATGTTTCTTTAGGAATTTATTCTAATGATAATTTGCTAAAAGTATATAAAACTGGAAATGTTAGTATTGGGGGAGCTAATAATAATTATAAATTATATGTAAATGGTACTTCCTTATTTACTAATACTACTTGGATACAAGGTCCACTACGTATTGGAAATGCCGATGCGGCCGCGAATACAGGTTATGCTACCGCTAACTCTGGTAGCACCAATTATATTGCATTCTATGGAGTTTATGGGGATAATCCAGGAAGTTTTAATCATACATATATAGGTGAATCTATTTACGGGTCTAAAACAGCAGCAAACGAACAATCAGAACTATTATTATTTCATGGTAATGATGCTGCTGCTGGTTCCGGCCCAGATAGAATCAGGTTATTTTCTGGAGAAGTTGATATACAAGTATATACTTCTGCGACTTCAGGCACTTGGGATACTATTCGTGCTACTACTGGAACATAGGTAGCAAATTTTAAACATGGATAGGTAACTATTACTGGTAATCTAGTTCCAGAAGCGACTAATACGAGAACTTTAGGTGCTAGTGGAACAGCGTGGGATAGCCTTTTTATTAATAAAATATATGGATCAAGTGGAAATCCTAAAATACGGTTATGTCCATTACTAGTAAGCACTAACACAGTTAAAGTCGGCTCTACAGATAAATTAACTACTAGCGATAGTGACGAAGAATGGCTAAAGGCATTATTAAGAGAATTATGTATTGCTTATCCTAATGAGGCAGGAATTTTTAAAGGCGGCTTAACTCCTAATAGTAATGGATATTATGAAGTATATATTTATAATACCTCAGCAGTAGATACTAATACAAAATTACCACAATATAGTTATGGTACTTTTAGAAAACATCATACAGCATTTTATGTATTTGGTACTAATAGTTATAGTCCTTATTGTTATCCAATAGCAAAAGGAGACGCAGGGACTTATAATTTAAAGATTCATTGGGATAATATTAATAATAAGCCTACTACCTTTGCTCCTTCTTCACACACCCATAGTTATTTATCTAACACGAATAAAGGTGCCGCAGACCGCCCAATTTATATTACTGGTAATGCTGCAGCTGAGACTACGTATAGAATGGCCGGGACAAATGTTACTGCTACCACGGCCTTAGCTATTACTAATGATTTAGATACTGGTATTTGGTATGTAAGTGATACTAATAGGAGTGATTTATATAGTTAGAGTGATGGTGTTGCTTATGTTGAAAAGTATAATAATTCTTGGATACATGAAATATACGGTGATTATCGTACTGGCCAAATTGCTGTTCGAGGAAAAAATAATGGAACTTGGCAAGCTTGGAGAAAAGTTTTAGATAGCTCCAATTATACAGATTATGCTTATGCCCTTGATGGTTCAAATACTGGTACAAAATTACAAATAAGCACTCAATCCGCTGCTTATACTAATGGTATTTAGTTTATGTATAATACCACAAAAAAAGGAAGTATAGGTACTGATAATAGTGGTATTATTGGTATATACGGTACAAAAGTTGTTTTAAGACCGCAATTAGACGCATCCACAAAAGGAGTGGAAGTTACCTCTGATGCAATGTATCCAACTGCTTCAATGACATTGGGCACTGATTCAAAAAAATGGAGTACTGTTTATGCTACTACGTTTAATGGAAATGCCACGAACGCAACTACTACCGCCAATACCTCTGATTCCATTTATCCAGTCGGCGTTAAGAGTGGCGCGACTACAATTTTATTACATGATACTAGTATTACAATGAAAGGTGGAGCGATAAGTGCTACAACTTATACTGTGAATTCTCACGTAACACTACAATACAACACGACAGATTCTTCCCTTGACTTCATATTTACATAAGGATGGTGATATTCAATGTATAAACTTGTACTCGCCGATGGCACTGAACTTGAGGGCCTTGTGCGTTTAAATTACAGTACATTCGAGATTTAGAGTAATGACTCTTAGATATATTGGCAACTTTCCAATGATAATCTTGCATTCGCCACCCTTTATAAAGATGATGAACTAGAGGAGATGTTTATAGATTGTATGAAAGCCTCCTACACGATGCAAAATGGGGTAACCCATTTTAGGATTACCCCTATTGGAGGTGGGAGAATATGAGTTTATAGGTATGGTTGCCGCTTAATGGCACATTAGATAACATAGGATGTAGCGGCGTTACCGTAACTAATAATGGTGCTACAGTAGATAATAGTGGTAAAATTGGAAAGTGCTATTACTTTAATGGAAGCACTTGGATAAAAATGACTATGCCAGAAGAAATGACTACAATAAAAAATACTTCAGTCTGTGCATGGGTTAAAAGCACAGGTACTGTAGTCGCTCTTGGCGGTATTTCACATGATAGCGGTCCTGGGCAAGCTCATATGACACTTTATACTTCCGGATGGCAATTTGCAGGAGGTAGCACTTATAAATATGTAAGCGGCGGCACAATTGCCAATACTAGTGTATGGCACCATGTATGTTGCACTTTAGATGATACTACTGTCACAACATATTTAGATGGCACTAAAGTTACTAGTAAGACCTTAGCAGAAGCGGGAGTAACAGTGACAGATATTACTTCCGCGAACTTTTTAGAAATAGGTTGTGATCATCCAGGCGGTAATGAATTTTTAACAGGTTATGTTAATGATTTTCGTGTATATTCGCACTGCCTCTCTGCGGCCGAAGTTAAGGAAATTAGTTAGGGGTTAGTGTTGCATTATAAGTTAGATTCCATTGGTTTTCTATATGGTAGTGAAAATTTTATATTAGAAAGTCATAAAGTCACTAGTGGAGGAAATGCTTCTGGTATCACACGAACATATATGGATGATGGTAGTTTAAAAATTATTGCTGCTTCTGGAAATGGTAATTATGCTTCTATAGGATTTGCTAAAAATAGTAATGATAATGTAGGAGCAAAACTTACAGTTGGAGATACTTATACATTATCATGTGAAATTAAAGTTGAATCAGGGACTACTTTACCAACTATATTTATTAATAGCGGCAATGGATACAAACGATTATAGGGTAACTTTACTTTAGGCCAATGGATATAGGTTTATTATACTAGTACATGGGCTGCTCCTGGCACTGGATATGGTAATATATCGTTGCATCTAGGTTTTAGTGGTTTAGTTGGCACTTATTATTTTAAGAATTTTAAATTAGAAAAAAGTTCTACTCCAACAGCTTGGTGTCCCTCTCCATTAGACGATAATTATAATTCTTATATGCCAACATCAGTCTTTGATAGCAGCGGTTATGGACATCATGGTACATTACATGATACATCCGCAATTTTATCATCCACATCTGCACGCTATGATGCTTGTATTAAAAATAATCAAGCAGCCAATTCATCTAATTATTTATTATCAGGACAATGTAATATTCCTGAATCTACAGCGCTTACTTTTAGTTGGTGGATGAAACCAACATCTTGGGGTCTGCAGACAAGTGGTATTTTTAGCACTACAAATAATAGTCTTCCTACTGATTATTATACAACTGCTGCTAATATGCGTGATTCCTGTTTTGATTGCTGCAATGTTAGCGGCACTTGCGTGCGTATCAATGTTAGCAGCCACTTAACTCTAAATGAATGGCATCACTATGCTTTAGTATATAATGGAAGCCAATTAATTTTTTATAAAGATGGAGTATCTAAAGTTACTGCTAATTAGAGTGGAGCATTAAAATCTTTTAGCCATATTTTTCCATTCTATTCTTTAGCGGGCGGTGCACACAGGACTACTTCTGGAGAATTAAGTGATTTCCGCATCTATGTAACCGCCCTACCGACCGATGATATTCTCCAACTATATCATACTGGTGCCAAAATTGATAATAAAGGTGGTACCCATGCATATGAATTTATCGAGCATCAAGATAATATTCTATTTCCTGCTGAGTTAAGCCGAACTAAGTTAGAATTTACTAACGGCTTAAGCCGATATACTCAAAGTAATTGTCAAGTTACTTTAGTAGAAGAAGGATATCATATTTATCGGCCGCCTAATCTTACTCAATCTGCTAACGGTAATACCATGTGGGGCGGACTTCAATTGGTTAATCAATCTGTAAATACTGTTGCAGCTTATGATACCACTCGAGATAATTGGTGGCATTTATAGCAAAATCATACTTATATCGCGACTTTCCACGTTCGCGGAAAAAGTTCTAATGCTACTACATGGGGCTGGACTAACAATATGGGTTGGAGTGGCGGCGGTGTTCAGCCTTCACCAACTACGATTGTAAATGAAGGTATTCCAGCAGATTTTAATGGGGAAAAAGATTGTTTCTATATTTTTAAAATAACAGACGCTATTAGTAAACCATGTACTACTACGTATTCAGCCTATGTAGCAGGGACAACTTATTTAAGTTATCGCCACTTAACTTTTGGTTGGGGCTATACTAGTACTGGTACATTAGGAACTGACCTTTATCTTACTAATTTTCGATTATATGATATTACATCTAATATGGCCTAGTTTACAAAACAAGGCTAGGCTAATTTTTATGATATAATTGAACAAATGGACAAAGCGAAAATTAGAAAAAATTCTGAATTACTCTCATCAGAATTTATAGAACTCTAATACTTGACATTTCAAAACCAAATATAGTATAATATAATTGGTAGAGAGCCGATGCTTCGCGCCGTCTCTCTACTGAATCAATAAGGAGTCAGCTGTGCTGCTCCTTATTGTTATTTTAAAATAATAGGAGGCGCGAACTTATGGCAATCTTAAAATCGACAATCGTGCAAGGAAGTTTGCGCGTTACGGATACAACTTATACAACTAATGAAAATATCTCTAGTCTTACAGCTTCTTAGGCAGTAGTTACTGATGCTAATAAAAACTTAATTAGCAGAAATATATATAATAAAACATCGTCAGGTAACTTAGAATGGACTTCTGCCGCTAATGATATTCATTTAGTAACTAAAAATACTTTAGCATATTGGAATGGTTTATATAATGCTTCTTCATCTAATCTTGCTTATTGCAATAAAGGCGCTTTTGGTGCCGCAGTTACATACGGAGTAGATGATGCTACTACTAATGGCGCATTAGGCACTGGGACAGGACTTACCACGGAGCGCTCTGTATATTATGGACTTGTAACTGTAAATAATGCTTCATAGACTCGTGCAACTGGAATATATGCTCCAACTAGTGCGGGTACTGCTAATCAGATATTAGTATCAGCTGGCGGCACTTCCGCGCCTACATGGAAATCTACTGCTAAAGGCGCGGCTTATGCGACTAGTACTAACGGGGCATTAACATTTGGCACACTACCAGTATCGCTAGGAGGAACTGGAGCAGATAGTTTCACTGCAAATCAATTAATTATGTCCGGTAATACAACTACTGCTGCTTTTACAACTCGGGCAATTGAAAATAGGACAACTGTTAATGCTCTTACTGCTGCTTCTACTTGGGCAAATAATACTAATATTCCAACTGTTAATTTACTAGCCTATTGGGATGGTCGTTATCAAACAACTTCAAATGCTTCTCACTTAGCTTATTGTAATTAGGGTGCATTTGGAAGTATGGCGACTAAAAACTCTTCAGACTATGTATAGCGTGCCGGTGACACGATGTTGGGCGCATTGACTGTAAATGGTTTAAATGGAACAGAAAATATCGACTATGGTGATGCTTTACCTGTAGAGGGTACTGAAGGCCAATTATTTTTTCAATATTCTGAGCCCTTCTATGAAATCCCCGTAGGAGGTACGACTGGACAAGCCTTAATTAAATTTAGCGATGACAATCGAGATGTTACTTGGGGTGATGTGGGTTGTATTATGACCCCAGTTAATAATACTAAATTTTATATCAGCGGTTCAACCAAAGCTATTCGTAATACTGATGCAGCAGTATTTAATACTAATGTTTATGTCAGCACCAGTAATGTACTTATGGGCGCGGCTTGGAATGATTATGCTGAATATAGGAAAGATAATAAATGGGAAAGAAAACGTCAAGAGCCAGGTCGTTGCATCAGAGAACTCGGCAATGGAATGTTAGCCTTAACAACTAAGCGCCTATAGCGTGGATGCGAAATTATTTCTGATACATTTGGTTTTGCAATAGGAGAAAATCATTCTTAGGGATATAACACCCCAGTTGCAGTAAGTGGAAGAGTGTTAGCCTATCCATATGAAGACTTATAGAAATTAAAAAAGCATATTGGATGTGCCGTATGCTCTGGCCCTAATGGTACCGTATCTCTTATGACTCCTTGGGAAGAGCGTAATTATCCTTCTTGTATTATTGGTACAATTTCTGAGATTCCTACCTACGAAGAATGGGGCGAAGGACGCGTGAAAGTAAACGGAAGGATTTGGATACGATTGAGGTGATTACATGGTACATGGAGGAATGCAGATTTATTCTTAGGAAACCAATGATTGGGAATGGGCTTAGCCATATGTATATAATGGAGCGGAATGGAAACATGCCGTAGGATATGTCAATAAAAACAATACATGGAAAATGATTGGCGGGGCAGGTGTTCCTTTAGTTTATTTTCTTGACGCTAATGGAAAGCATATGGTTGATTCTAACGGCGGTTATATTTTAGTGCGTCGTTCATATGCACATTATTTTATTGACTCAAATGGCGACTATTTATGTGATAGTGAAGGTAAACGTCTCGCGGCAGAAGATTAAGAATTTTTTTAGAACTAGATACCTAAAATAAATCTAGGCGTTAAGACTTTTATTATGACAAATAACATCATATGGGTCAAATGATGTTTTTAAGGAGGAAAAAGGATTATGGCATTAACGGCTTATACAAGAACAACTTGGAAATCAGGAGATATTTTAACTGCTACCAAGTTAAATAATATGGAAAGTTAGATTTTAAGTTTGACAAAAGTATTTATTGCTGAAAATGATGCTGATAGATATGTAGCCTCAAAAAATACTTGGGGTATAATCAAAATTGCTAATAACGACAATTTTACTATTGAGAATGGTATATTAAATTTTCAAGCGAGCCCTTCTTTTGTTAATCTTACTGCTAGTGGAAACATTTCTGCTGCAAATATTAGTGCTTCAGGCAATATAACCATTACTAATAATTTAATAGTAACAGATAAAATCATAGCGGCAGAAGCAATTACGTTATCATTAGCCACAACAGTTAGTAATACCTTAACTGTAACAGGCGCAACTACCTTAAATGGTAATTTGAGCGCAACTAATGCTAGTCTAAGCGGCACACTAGGAGTTACTGGTGTCACGACATTACAAGCAGTCAATGCTAATAATATTGCAGTTACTAATGGAATTACCGCTAACCAAGTAACATTAAGTAGTGCATTAGCTACATATAATACGTTAGATTTAATTCCAGAAGGACGCTTAGAAAATTATGTAAGTACCACTTTAAGTAATATTTCAATTACAGCCGGAACTGGATTAACAGGTGGCGGAACTCTTGCATCAACACGGACTATATCATTAAGCCCTGCAACAACTTCAACTCTTGGCGGCATTTAGGTTGGTGATAATTTAACCATTACTAATGAAGGTATCCTAAGTGGTAATTATCAAGTTGCGACCACTTCTACAAATGGTTTACTTTCGGCCGCGGATAAGACCAAATTAGATGCTTTGAAACTGGTGGCAACTAGTGGCAGTTATAATGATTTAACTAATCTACCAACTAATGTAAGTACATGGCAAAATGATGCAGGTTATCTTACTCCAAACACTCTTGCTAGTGCGTTAGAAAGCGTTGATGATAATGACCAACCATTAGTTCCACTTGCTACAAAAATAGGCGCACCTGATTAGACTGGTGCATATTTCGTACGTGTTATTGTTGGAGAGAATGATGCTAAAACTGTATTATGGGGCAGTATGCCTGATATGCCAACTACAGCAGGTACTTATCAATTGCAAGTAACTGTAGAAAATGATACTATATCTTATGCTTGGATAAATGGAGGCGAATAGAATGGCGGCAATAATGAGTAAAAGAGGTAGCTCTGATAATATAATTACTTATGAGCATTTCTGCGACACCGCTGCAGATTTAGCGACTATTGATCCAAAGTATATTACGTTGGGATCTGTCGCAATAGTAGTAGATACTATGGAAGTATTTATTGCTAACAGCCAAAAACAATGGAAAAGTATGACTCCCGTTACAGAGGAAGAAAACGGGGGTGAAAGCTAATGGATATATTGGATGTAATGCTTGCAAAAGCAATGACTCCACAAGGAAAAACCGAAACTTATGTTGCTAAGGCTAATGCCGCAGCGGCAAAGGCAGAAAAAGCAGAATAGGATGCAGCAGCGGCAATTCAAACAGTAGAAGATGCTGCGACTGAAATTGCAACGGCAAAATCTGAAGCCGCGGATTTGCTTGCAACTGCGCAGGAAGCTTTAGAAACAGCGCAAGAAGCACAAATTAATACTCTTACAACAGAAGACGTAGATGATGAGATTTCCAAGTTAGCTTTTGAGCTAACCCAGACCTCATCCGACACCTACAATGGTCGTGGCTATAAAGTTCTCTATCCTGACAACGCCACACCCTTTACTATGCCCGAGGTAGTGAAATTATATAAATCTACAGGCGATAACGAAGATGGTAGCATGACTCAAAAGGCTATTACTGCCGCACTCGCGCAGAAAGCCGATACATCCACAGTTGCAACTAAAGCCTATGTTGATAGCGCAATCGCGCGCATTCCATCTGGCGGCGGCTCCAGCTCTGGCGGAGTAAGCAACCTTGGCACTGAAAACGCCGGTAAGATTGTTATTGTTGGCTCAGATGGAAACATCAAAGCCGGTGATGCCACACAAGAAGCAATCATCAAGGCGCTAGTAAAAGCCGGTACTTACAGCGCCGATGGCACACTCGGCTTACTAATCGACTACGAAAATAAGTCCTTTGAGCGCACTCAGGATGCCGCAAGTCGTAGGGCCGGAAGCGATTTCAATGGATACACCATGTACGGCGGCCGCATGCGTTGTAATGTAGCCGATGATGGCACAATTACGGCCTTCTATGGCGATTCTAATTACCGCGAAGATGGCTCTAATGGCCAGGTAATGATTTACCAGCCCAAGTTCTACTACTCTCGCACTTTTATCAAAGATAGCGCAGGCAGCCGCGGCGTAACCGTACAAAAAGAAAGTCTAATTCTAAGTGCAGATGAGCGCGCAGGCTTTGAGCTTCATCCTCTATTCAAGCTAGGAAACGAAGAACTCGATTACGTTCTTCTTCCCGCATTTGAAGGCAGCGTCTATGACACTAGCGCAGATGAATATCTTTTAAACGATGAGAATGTTACTTTCTCCGAAGATAAACTCAGCTCTATTGCGGGCGCAAAAATCTTTACTGGTATCGGCAAAAATCTAAACCTAAACCAAGTTAAAACAATGGCATCTAATCGTGGTGAAGGTTGGCAGCTTACCAACCTCGAATTTGAATCTGCCAATCAGATGCTAGAGATGGTTGAATTTGGTACTATGAATGGACAATCTGCCCTAGAAAAAGGTGTAGTCAATGTTGCTCGCAATAACGCCACTAGTTGCGCTATTATTACTGGTTCTACTTCCAGTATCGGTAACGGCACTGGCGCCGCTCCTCAAACTGTTATTGACCGTGATGGTACTAAGGAAACCGTTACAACTGCAGGCTTACGCGCAATTAGCTATCGTGGTATGGAAAATCCATGGGGTAGCATGTGGCGGCTAATTGCTAATATTACAACTCGCGGCGGTAGCAACTCTGAAGGTGGTATTCCATATCATGGTGAAACTCCACTAGGATTCCAGCTTCCTGGCGCAGCGCCAAACTGGATTTCCGCGATGGGTTATCAGAATCCAGACTATACTTGGGCTTATCTACCAATTGAGTGCGCCAATAATGCCAATAGTGCTTTCCCAGTCGGTGACGCACTTTGGACTAATACCGCCTTAAATGGTACTAACCTATTCGGTATTGGCGGCCTTTATAGTTCCGGTGATGGAGCAGGCCCATTTAACTATAGCGCAGACGTTGCCGCGAATGCGACACTACGTTACTTCAATGGACGTATTATGTATATTCCGTCTAAGAACGCAACCTACGAAGCCAACATTAATAAATGGCGGCAACACTATGGAGGTTGATAAAGATGAAAGATTACGGAGTTATTTATGGTACAGTTGAGCCACAACCAATCGAAATTACAGCCACTTCTGTCTTTATCGCTTCTAATGTTGAGCCATATGAAGAAGAAGTTGGCGAGCATACCGTTTCTGGTTACAAATATAACTATAAAGAATATGGCAAGGATGAATATTTGTTATAGCAGGCCGCAAGCATCTCCTCTTTACAGGAGGAGCTTGCCGCCACAAAAATACTATTGGGGGTGGAGTAATTGACATTACTTGAATTAGCGCGCAAGCTACGCCCTTATATAGAAAAAGCAGCCCTATCCTTATCCGATGAGGACTCAATTGAAGCAGTCCAGTTATTTCCTGTCTGGAACGCTACTGCCGCATATTTACAAGGAGACAGAGTACAATACGAAAATGTATTATACAAATGTCTTCAATCACATGCGGCGCAAGAAGCATGGACTCCTACTGCCGCACCAAGTCTCTGGGCTAAAGTACTAATCCCAGATCCAGATGTAATTCCAGAATGGGAACAGCCTGATAGTACTAACACATATATGCGCGGCGACCGCGTTATGTTTGAAGGCAAAGTATATGAAAGCGCAATTGACAATAATATTTGGTCACCAAGTGCTTACCCAGCGGGGTGGCAGGAAATAAATATTTGACTTTTTCCTCCATATATGATATAATTATTATAGGATAAGGGAAGGAGTATCCTTTATCCTATAATAATTTTTAAGGAGACTAATTTATGAAGCAAGCAATTGATATTACACATGAAGAATGTGAAAATGTGCGGCGTCTATTTTACAAATACAATGCCTATATGAGTATGTTAGAATATCTGGCTGCTAATACTTTTAGTACAGATATTTACGATAAGAAATGGAATGAAGCAGCAGATATATGGATTGAACTTGATCTTGCTAAATCAGCAATTGAAGCTAAATATAAACCTGAGGGCGAATGGGATCGATATGAATTTGACTTTGATAATACCCAGGTGGTGTTTTACAAAGAATGAAAAGTCATGACTATTCAGAGGAAGTAAGATCTATATATTCTTTTGAGGATCCAAAGGCAGAATGCCGCAATATCACTTTTTAGGTGACAGATGATTGTTGTTTAAAATGTTCTTACTGTTATCAGACGCATAAGGGTCATGCGATGATGAGTAAAGAAGTGGCTAAGGACGCAGTTGACTTACTATTCAAATTGTATGAAGAGAATGACGAGAATATGGTCATCAATAAACATACATATGGTATCATTCTGGATATGATCGGCGGCGAACCGTTTATGAATGTAGATGTGATGGATTATATTGTAGAATATTTTATCCAACAATGCTGTGAACGCGATCATATTTGGCTTACCAATTTCCGTATTTCCATCAGTACAAATGGTTTACTCTATTTTGAGCCAAAGGTACAAGCATTCTTAGATAAATATCATAGCCTTATCAGTATGAATGTTACAATAGACGGGCCCAAAGATATACACGACCTTTGTCGAGTAGATTTGGGCGGTACTGGCAGTTTCGATAGAGCTATGGCCGCGTGGAATGATTGGTTTCTTGTAAAGAAGCATAATATACCAGATACTAAAGTTACAATTGCGCCTGAAAACCTACCTAAAATCGGAGAAATATTTGATTTCTTTTTATCTAAGGGTTGTACAACAATTCATGCTAATCCTATATTTGAGCATAAATGGACAGAAGAAGAAGCATAGTTATATTATAAATTACTAATTAAGTTAGCAGATAGATTGCTTGAAGTAGAAGGCGCAGAAAGTTCCTTATTTTCTGACTTCAAAGGAGAACCAGTTCCAGAAAGTGAGACTAATAACTATTGTGGCGGTACATCTGCAATGTTAGCTTTTGACCCACAAGGACTGGCGTATCCTTGTTTACGTTATATGGCAAGTTCACTAAGTCCAGAGCGTAAACCTATAGTAATCGGCAATGTCCATGGTATATATAACACTCCAGAATATAAGGCTATATATGATGATATGAAAAAAGTTACTCGACAGTCACAATCAACACAGGAATGTTTAGATTGTCCTGTCGCGTCAGGTTGCGCCTGGTGCTCAGCTGAAAACTATAATGAATTTGGCACATACAATAAACGTAGTACCAACATATGTTGGATGCACCGTGCAGAAGCTCTTGCTGGCGTTTATTATTGGAATAAATATTATAGAAAACATAATATGGCCAAACGTAAAAAGATGTATTTACCTGTTGATATTGCAATGCATTTGATTACATTGAAAGAATATAATAAATTATTGCTTCTATCTAAAACTTGACTTTTTTCAAAATTCAGTGTATAATATATGTATAAGCAAGGAAAGGAACTTGCTTAAATATATTTTTTACTACATAGGGAGGTAGTAATATGGCTATTAAGGTATTTAGCGATCGCACCGGTAAGTTCTATAATTCAGTAGAGGAAGCAAATCGTGCTGAATTTGAACTAAAAGAACAGGAAAATCTGGAAAAGATTCAAAAGGAAAAGGCTCTACGGGAAGAGAAGGAGAAGAAAGAAAAGGAAGCAGCCGAGCGCAAGGCAATGGCTGATAAGGTCGAAGCCGCGCGTAAGGAGATGGTTAAGGCGCAGAATGCTTATAAGGATGCGCTCAATGCATTTGTAAATAAGTATCATACGTATCATTTTTCTAGCTCCAATCCCGAGGATATTCCTACTTTGTTTGATATTTTCGATAAGATTTTCATGGTCTGATGACGGCTCTGGGCTGAGCCGAGAATCAGCCCTTTTATAGCCCCTTCGTCTAATGGCAAGACGCCGGTCTCTAAAACCGTTATATCCTCTGCCGAGGTTATGAAAGTTCGAATCTTTCAGGGGCTGCTTATTATTTTATATAAAAGGAGATTAAAGGATATGGAAGACAGAGTAGTTGTAGATGTTTCTAGCGAGGACATTGAAAAGGTAGAGATACTTTTTGACGAGTACAATGGTTATATGGGCGTATTAAGTTATCTACTGTATAATTATAATGAAGGAGTAGATGGCCTGAAAATTTCTTATCTGGATAAGAAATGGGATGCCGCAATTGAACTTTCTATTCGTTTGGAAAAACTTAAGAATGAAATTGCTAATAAATATCGTCCTCAGGGAGCAGGGATGAATTTTAGTTTTAACTTCGCGCAGCATACATTGGAGTTTTATAATTAATGTTTCACGAGTTTCATAATTATATCATGAAACGTTATAGGTCAGCAGACCCTAAAGTCAATTGTCCGACTATAACGTTTCAAGTAACTGATGATTGTTGTTTAAATTGCTCCTACTGTTATCAAATTAATAAAGGACATAAATTCATGACAAAAGAAGTCATGAAAAAAGGAATGGACTTACTATTTGAAGCCTATGCGAAAAACGATCCAAATACTTTAATTAATCATCATACTAAAGGTATTATTATTGAATTTATCGGCGGCGAACCTCTGATGAATATGGACGTTATTCAGTATGGCAGTAGATATTTTCTCAATAAATGTATAGAGTTAGATCATCCGTGGACAACAAACTTTCGATTTAACATTTCTACCAATGGCTTACTCTATTTTACAGATGCATTTCAAAAGTATGTAGATGAATTCTTAAGTTTCTTAAGTCTCTGCATTACTATTGATGGCCCAAAACAAGTACATGATGCTTGTAGAAAGGATTATGATGGCAATGGTAGCTTTGATAGAGCTATTGCCGCGTATGAAGATTGGCGAACAGTAAGACACCAAGTACCTGGTACAAAAATTACAATTTCACCAGAAAATTTGCCTATGCTGAGTGAAATAGTAGATTTTTTTGTTGATAAAGAATGCGCTTTTATTGTTGGTAATCCAATAAATGAACGTAAATGGACCATAGAGGAAGCAAAGATATATTATATACAATTAAAACAGCTTGCAGATAAAATTTTATCTAAGCAAGGTGTTTTTTCGAGTATGTTTGGAGAATTTTATGGCAAGCCACTTCTCAGTAGTAATTTAACTAACTGGTGCGGTGGTACTGGAGATATGTTGGCTTTTGACCCTGATGGAAATGCATATCCATGTCTACGCTATATGCCTAGTTCTTTAGGCACAGAAGTAGATCCTATTATTATAGGCAATGTAGATCATGGAATTTATCAGACAGAAAAAGAAAAAGATTATTGGTATAAAATGAAAGCAATTAATCGACGTACTCAATCTACAGATGAATGTTTTAATTGTTCCGTTGCTTCTGGTTGTTCTTGGTGTGCAGCTTGGAATTACCAAAAGTTTGGAGGTATTTTAGACAAACGAGATACAGGTCTTTGTTGGATGCAACGCGCTCGCTCTTTAGCTAATAGTTATTATTTAAATAAATTTTTTAGACAGTTACATTCAGAAAAACGAATGCCTGTTTATTTAGACCGTACAACAGCAAAATATCTAATTGACGACGACGAGTATGATATGTTGCTCACGTTGGCGGATTTTGAACATTCCGAGGAGTGATAAGTCATGGCGTTAACAGCTGGAAATAGTTTAACAGCAAGTGATATGCAAGCTTTAAAAACACGAGTTAATAATGAAATGTATCGCAGACGCTTTAACGGATCACTTGCTGCTTATAATACCGGCTGGAGCGAAACTATGGCAGCAGGAAGTCCTGTTAAAATTTCTCATTTTAATGAAACAGTAGGTAATATTAATCGTATTAGCCCAACTGGACTAACAGCTAATCAAGGCAGTTTAGTATATGCTATTCAAGCCGCGGCTACTAGATTGACATCTAATGAGAATTATTCCTTAACGGCCAATTCGACCGATTGTAATAGTTCATGCACTGGGCTTTGTTATAGTACATGTACAGGTGCTTGTCGTGGCTGTACCAGTTGTACTGGTACATGTAGTGGGAGTTGTACCGGTTCTTGTACTGGTTCTTGTAGTGGCGGATGCCAAGGTTGCAGTAATACATGCACTGGCACTTGTAAAGGATGTAGTGGTACTTGTACTGGTTCTTGTAGTGGTGGCTGTCAAGGTAGCTGTCAAGGTTGCAGTAATACATGCACTGGTTCTTGTAGTGGCAGTTGTAGCGGTAGTTGCAAAGGATGTACAGGCTGCAGTAATGCTTGTCAGGGATGCGGTGACACATGTTCAACTAATTGCAATGGTTGGTGTACTTCATTTAATGGCGGATGTTCATTTGCTTGGGGTTACAATCCGAATGGTTAAGGAGGAAATTAAATGGATGTTACAGAGTTACGCTTATTAAGGATTTTTAATGCTAAAAGAAATCCTAATGAAGATGAAATATAGCTAATAAAAAATTATATTCCACGTTTTAAATATCCAATGGGAGCTATTTTTAGTGTAATTGGTTTAATTCGTAATGAGGCATATTTAATAGATTATGCGCGCGATTATAATTATTTTAAGCCTATTGTAGATGAAGTATATGAAGAATACTATACTGAAGGAGAACGCACAGTATTATGTCATTTCTTTTCTTTATTCATCTTTCAAATTCAAGGTATTAATATAGAATATTTGCCGCAATTAAAAGAAGCTTTTCAAGTTGAATCGGATAAAACAGAAATAACACAATTAAAAACGGAAATTAAATATAGATATGTATTAGCTTTAATAATTCACAGTATTGGGGACGATGAAGAAATTGATCAATTACTGTCTGAACTAGAGCAAGAGCAAGAATATGATCGTATGACTCTCGCTGAAAAATATATATCTGAATGAATGTTAGCAAATTAAGGGCACTTTATGCTATGAAGCAATTTAAAGTACCTTCTGTTGATACAATGTCCTCATACTTAAATTCTTGGATAGCCCCGTCATATATTAACTGGGGAAATTTATTTTATGAAAGCAATCTAGATACTACTGATTATGTACGATTAAGAGATTATATTGTCCAGTTTACAAAACAGTATGCAGAATTATATTATATTACAGATCCAATAGCTATATAGTATTTAGAATTATACTTTCTTTTGCGTGCTTTGGCGCGAAAACCGCGTCATGTCGATATAGTCTTAAATATATATGATAATTTGCCTAAGGAAGCAAATTCATTCTTATTACAAGAATTATTATTCTTGGTTACGCGTGAAATATTATCTTATTTTATACAAAAATAGAGAGATTTATCTGAATTAAAAAAAATATTGGAGACACACAATGCCTGATAAATTATTTTCAATTCCTGGATATATTCGGCAATTTCCTTTGGTAAAATTATTATATGAATATAAACAACAATATCCAGAGCAATTTATCGCAGATCATGTAATGGACAACGTATATGATTTTCCACCATATCTAATGTGGAACGGTGGTCGAGAGGCGCAAAATATTATTAATACTACGCCAATTCAAGATATTATGCAATGGATTAATACAACACCTATGCAAATACGACATGTATGTACTAATTTGCTTTTAGATGAACATGATGTCTTAGACCCAGATTGTAATAACTTTTTACATACTTATATGCGCCCGCACGATGCTGTAACCTTGTTTTCTCCGATACTAAAGCAGTATTTGGAAAGAGAATATCCACAATTAGATATTATTTATTCTACTACTTTAAATATTACTGATATAGACAAAGTTAATGAATTAACTAAAAACAATATCTATGTCATGAATTACAACTGTAATAATGATGACGAATATATTAAACAATTGAAACATTTGAATAATATTGAAGTTGTTTGTGCAGAGCCTTGTCGTAGTCATTGTCCTGAAAGATCGAAACACTATTTACAGTTAAGTAAAATGTATAAAAATTTGCCTCTTACAGAAGAAGAGCAAGTTCTTCATTGCGATTCTGCTGGTTCTTCACCTTCTGCAGATGAATGTGTTGCAGGTATTTTCGCGCGCGAACATATGGTTACTTTAGACAGAGTGCGAGAGCTTTCTGATAAGGGGATTCGGTATTTTAAAATTTCAGGACGCACTAATACACCTGAAGTATGGCTACGTATAGTATGTTACTATTTAGTAAAGCCCGAATTTTATGAAATGGTGTGGAATAAATTATATCGTATATATTTAAAGCAAAGTCTAATAGAAGAAGTAAAACGTCGACATAGATAATAGCCTTCGGGCTATTTGCACCATTCGTATAGCGGAAATATGTCTGCCTTCCAAGCAGATGCGGCGAGTTCAAGTCTCGCATGGTGCTCTTAGGTTCTTCTCTAGCCTATCGCGACAATAGAGAAGCGGTATGAAAGCACCGTATAAGTACTTCAGACACTGATACTATGTCTTAGCTTGCCTAGGAAAGCAAAGTATCCAACGACTTATAGCGTCTGTAAAATATCTATAAGCGTTAATTCGAGCACGAAAGTCCTCGTTCGTACTGATGCTACGGATGTGCATTCACCAATCCTTGAGGTGTGAAGAGAGGCGTAAGGCGACACGACATATCGCCCGATGGCAGAGGAATAGCGAACCTCAGCGCCATAATTTTCCGTATCTTTGAGCACTAGCGCCACTAGCTAATCAAATTTACGGAATTTTTTATTTGACTTTATTTCAAATTTCGTGTATAATATATATGTAAGGAGGGTGAGAGATGGCACTGGATAAGGCTATTAAGTCTGGGAAAGAACATCGGAAGCCCTATCATGGCTCGAAAGTATTTGATTATTCTTGTCGAAATCATGGTTCATGTCCTTACTGCGAACAGAATCGCAAACATAAATTTCTTGATCTGAAAGGAGAAGCTATGTTGGACGATTTTATTATGAATTTTTCTTATGATGAATTGGAAGATGAGTATTTGACTAGAGAAGAAATTTGTGCTATAATTAATGAAGAAAGGGAAGGAGAGTAAAAGATGGAAAGAATTAGTTTCTGGTATGAATTTGAGGACGAAGATGGCAATGTTTCTGGAAATGAGATTCATTTTGATGTAGAAAATGAAAATGGTATTCCGCGCGATGAAGTGTGTGAAGCTTTTGCAAGATTTCTCGCATCCGCAGGCTTTTCTACAGAAGGACTTTCTGAACTCTTTGATTAACTAATATTTGACTTTCAGCAGAAATTATTGTATAATAATTATGTTGAATGAGGGAAGATGACAGTTTGGACTGGGAATGGGGAGCAAGTGCCAAGAGTCCCGCTAGAGATACCTCAATAAAAACGTTTAAGTGCAGAAATAAAATCCTAATAACTTGCATTATAACCGCCACAAGCTCAATTGGTGGAGCACTCGGCTTATATCCGATTGGTTCAGGGTTCGAGTCCCTGGTGGCGGACTATGGCCGCATCAAGCCAGCCGTGAGGTAAAAGATGCAGGGGCAGTCGTTGTTAGTCGGCCCTTAAATACAATTAGGTGACACGCGAATAGGGAGGCGGTATACCTAGACTCTCCACCCTGAGCAGTGTGAAGGCTCAATAAAGGAATATTCGGCTAGGCTGTGGATTGATTTGTATGGCTATCCAACGCTACATGAATGCAAAGGAACTCCTACATACGTATGGCATCGGCGGATGTAAAACGAGACTCAGTGACACTGAGGATAATTACACGTAGTCCAAGCGCAGACTTGGTATAGCGCCCGAAAACCGTAGGTGGGAATGGAGTTCCCAAACGCCAAGAGATGGCGTAGAAGATGGTTCGATTCCATATGCGGCGTACCCATGAGAAGTTGGGAGTAGGGCAATTTTATCGCGGGATAGTACAGAGGTCTAGCACGGTTGGCTCATACCCAACAAACACGGGTCCGAATCCCGTTCCCGCTACGTTCACCTTAGCAAAAACGGTGACTAAACCGATGCGCGGCTAGCAACCTACTGCTAGTGAGCGACTACTCACTATAATCTCTTACAGTAGGGTGATAGAAGTTTAAAGCATACGCGCCAGTATTGGTACGGCCCTAATAGTCCAAGCCGAGGGTGTGCTCGGCATTATATGGCCTTATCGTATAGAGGTTATTACATCCGGCTGTCTACCGGAAAACCAGGGTTCGATTCCCTGTAAGGTCGCTCTGATCATAACAGCATACCTTTTAGTATGCACGGCGCGAAAGCGCCATCTGGCCTTATCGTATAGTGGTAATTACGTAGGCTTGTCACGCCTGAAACCGCAGTTCAATTCTGCGTAAGGTCGCTTTAGACGTATCAGCAATATTTCTTCGCTTTGGGAGCCCGTCAAGTGTTGGTTCGAATCCAACCCATCCAGCCATTGGATGGTCGCTCAATTGGCAGAAGCGCGGTTATGAGTACGTCTAGTTTGGGTAGCGTTGGAGTCATGACCAACGAGATGAAGGTACTCCTATTACCGGCCATAATTTTAATTCATAGGAGGAATTATTATGAGTAGAGCAGAAGATGTAAGTAATTATCGTAGAAGAAGAAAACAAAATCTTATTTAGGTTTTAGGTGGAAAATGTCAGATATGCGGTTTTGATTTATTCGCAGACGCATTAGAATTTCATCACGAAGACCCGACTAAAAAGGATTATGGAATATCTTCAAGAGGAACTTGTCATGATATTGAAACTGACTTAAATGAAGTAAAAAAATGTTTTTTATTATGCGCGAATTGTCATAGAGGAGTGCATAGCGGTTATTATGATGCTCCAACGGAGCATGTGTTCAATAATGAATTAGCACAAAGATTAATTAATGAACGTAATGATAAAATGACTGCTAAATTAAATTATTGTATTGATTGCCATTGTCAAATAGATTCTGCCGCGATTCGCTGTCCAAGTTGTGCAGCAAAGGCTAGAAGAGCTTGTGAAAGACCTTCACGAGAAGAATTAAAGCAATTAATTCGAACTATGCCTTTTACTCAAATTGGAAAACAATTTGGAGTAGAAGATAACAGTATTCGTAAATGGTGTGACAGTATGAATTTGCCAAGGACAAAAAAAGAAATTAATTCTTATTCCGATGAAGAATGGGAAAAAATTTAATCATTGACTTTCTTACAAAATTATATTATAATATATTTGTAAGAAAGATATGGGAGATTCGCTAATCGGATTAG